AGCCATCCGCTGCGGGGAACAACGGGGAGGGGTAGATGATGGAATGGCAACCGATTGAAACTGCTCCGAAGGATGGAATGAGAGTCATGCTCTGTTCAGCTATTGGCAAGATTCCAGGCTGGGCGAACAAACGAGATTACTACCATCTTGCACAATGGAACGGCCAGCACTGGACACCATATGTTCCAAATCATTGGACACACTGGATGCCCCTTCCTCCACCACCAACCGAAAGCCAGGTGCAGCCATGAGCCAGTTGAAGGTGGGTAGTATGGTAGAGGTGATTGCTCCAAACAATCATGGATGGGGCAAAGAGTGCATTGGTAGCCAATATCCAATTCGTGATGTTGACGAATTTGGGCTGTATTGGATTAAGCCGTGCGATGGCTACTCCATCGGATTTCCATCTTCATCCTTTCGCCCCATCTCCGGCCCCAGCGAGCCTGTGCAATGGGTGCCAGTAGCCGGGGAGAAGGTGCTCGTGGAGGCGGTGGTATTCGACTGGTATCGGCGTGGTGAAGAAGTAGATGTGTCTCTGAGGCTTCAGGATCGCAGTGGGCCTGTACATTCCGCTATCGTTCCCCTTTCCTCCCTTCGCCCGCTTCCACCAGGAGAGAAGACATGAAGTTCAGCCGTGTTATGCCTGATTTTGGCAAACATGTAGCCATCAAGCTAACAAAGAGACAGGCTGAAACTCTGTGGATGTGTCTACACGGCCATTGGGCACGCGGAAACGACGATGAGCCAATTATTCGACTAATGCAAATTCAGAGAAGGCTTGAGAAGGCTGCACAGGCACTGGCCACAGGAGAGAAGACATGACACCGTACACGCCGAAGACCGATGCACGTGAAAGACACGTGATTTACGAATCGTGCATGCCAAAATACGAGCATGACAGGACGGTTTTCAAAGAGGTGTTTTCCGACCTCGCCCAGGCCGAATCCGCACTAGCCCGCGTCCAGCAGTTGGAGGAGGTGATAAGACACTGCCAAATTCATTGCGGCTTCCGCAACTGTGGCTACGTTCACATGACAACAGAACAAAAGGCAATCTATGACGAGGTTGCCAAGGAATGGAGCAGCTGGCAAGCCGCCAAGCAGACTGCGACTGCGAGTGAGGTGATAGGAGTTGAGACCAAGTCCTAAGTGAAAGACGATACCGTTATTGACGCGCCAATTGCAAGGCCAAACAGCTTTTTCCGCTGTCGTGATACCGATGGTAGACTTGGTTTGTTGAGATGAAGCGGTATGTGGTAGCATGGGATTATGGCAGAGACGCTTAAACCCGAGTGGGAACTGTTCGTCAATGAGTATCTGGTTGACCTGAATGCAACCAGGGCTGCTAAACGTGCAGGTTTCGGCAACACCGATGAGGCGATAAAAGTAACCGCTTCACGTCTGCTAACAAAAGCTAACATCAAGCGGGCAATTCGTAAAGAATTCAAAAAACGATTAAAGCGTGTTGAGATCACTCAGGATCGAGTGATTCAAGAGTTGGCCTTGGTTGCCCTTAGCGACATCCTCGACTACGAGGTGAACGAGGCAACAGGTAGACTAATTCCTCTCTCGGGCAGGCGAGCTTCTAAAGCTGTTCAGTCGGTCAAGATCAAAAGAACTCGATGGACGGATAAAGACGGTAACAGCACCGACGAAGTGACCACTGAATTAAAGCTGTGGGATAAGGTGCGAGCCATCGAACTCTTGATGAAGCACATGGGGATGCTCGATGGAGACGTTAAGCAAGAACCCCTCAGTACTGACGAACGAAGATCTCGAGGAGCTGCTGGCCTCAAGCAAATACTGGAACGAAGAAGAGCTTCAGTTAATTGAAGACCTGGTTGAGTCTGAGCCCGTAGAAGCAATACCACTCCTCGACTTCGGGCTGAAGTATTTCAAGCATCATTTCACTCACGCCATGCCCGAGTTCCATGAGGAACTTGTGGGTGACTTGCAGGCATTGCCAGACGGCGAAAGCATATGCCGAATAGCTCCACGTGGATCAGCCAAAAGTACTTGGACAACACTGATTTATCCCATCTGGAAGACGGTATACCAAAAGAAAAAGTACATCATTCTGCTGGGCGATACACAGCCTAATGCCAATCTGTTTTTGCAGCACATCAGCGATGAATTTGAGCACAACTTGGAGTTGCAAGCAGACTTCCCCAGTTGCATGCCAGCACTACCCTGGCGAGCTGAAGCCATCGAACTGAGCAACGGTACTCGCATTGAGGCACTGTGCTACGGTAAGGGAAAGATACGTGGGCGAAGGCATCGGCACTATCGGCCTGATTTGATCATTATTGATGATCCACAGAACTCAGAAGACGCAACCAGCCCGGCTCTCCTGGAGAAGGATGAAGAATGGCTCAAGTCCGATGTGCTTAATGCTGGCGGGCCTGAGACAAACTACATCATGGTCGGCACGGCTTTGGTCGATGGCTGCCTGGTTCTGCAGGTGAAGAAGACTTTGCCGACCTGGAGCCACAAGGTCTATAAGTCGCTGATTTCAGAACCAACCAACATGCACCTATGGCAGCAGTGGAAAGAACTACTTTGGCGGCATGACGATCCGCAGAAAATCGAGAAGGCAGAGCAATGGTATCTGCAGCATCAGTCGGGTGAAGGTGGGATGGATTACGGTGCCAAGGTGCTCTGGCCTGACCGTGTTCCGCTTTATGAGTTGATGCTGAAGAGGTTCAGCCAAGGTGAAAGAGCGTTTGCCAGCGAGCATCAGGGCGATCCAATGCCTCCTAGTAACGCCGAATTCAACATCAGCTATTTCGAGTATGACGACACATTCTGGTTCGATGAATGGCCGGTTGACACCACGATTCGAGTCATGGGTTGCGACCCATCCAAGGGTATTGATACCAAGGAAGGGGATTATCAGGCAATCGTCAGATGGGCCGAAGACCGGAACGAAGTGGTGTACGTTGAAGCGTTCCTTAAGAAAATGGACACTAAAATCTGGTGCGACTACCTCGTGTACCTGCAGAGCGAGTGGACTGCCCACGCTATCGGACTTGAGGTGAACGGATTTCAGCAGTTGCTGGAGTTCCCGCTTGCTGAGTCGGCTAAGGCTAAAAGTATTCACATGCGATTGCCGATTATTCCTCTCGAGAATCGCATCAAGAAGGCTGTGCGTATCTTGGATCTGACTGACCTACTGGTGACCAGGCGGATTAAGTTTAAGCGGAACAGCGAGGGTACGGCGTTATTGATTGACCAGTTGAAGAAGTTCCGCATAGTGCCAGCACCAGGGCAACATGACGATGGGCCGGACGCGCTGGCTATGGCCCGGGAAACTGCCTACCGTTACGTAAACAAGAAGTGATGCTCTGATACCGATGCTAGCCTAAATGCATGAGACTTGCCACCCAAACCGATCTGGCATTCATGCCCCCAGGCTCTGCCTCCACGGCTCTCCAGGAAGCCTACAACGCTCCTGACTGGGAGTTTGCCTATAAGGCGCTCAGGCACGACTACGGTGGCGGCTGGAGGCCTGCTGAAATCATCGGCACAAGGCAATCTAGGGTTCAAGGTAAGAATCTCTACACGAACCTATCCGAGTACGACCTCCTCCGTCAGGTCGATCTGGCCCGCTATCTCGATGCCAGCAATCCTATCGCTCAAGGGGCTGTGAATAAGCTGGTTTCGTTTGTGCTCCAGACAGGGGCTAATTACAAGATCGTGCCCAAGTCGAAGAACATCAAGGCACCGAAGAGCTATTTGACCGATGCACAGGACATCATCGACGAATGGCGGAAGGTCAACAAGTGGCGACGTGCTGAGAAAGAGCATGTTCGCTGCGCCATCGTTGACGGTGAGATTATGGGGCACAAAGGACGTGATGACGAGGGCGAGCCCACTATCCGTCGGCCAGAGCCAGAGCAGTTGTGCAACCCACCTGGAATGACGGAACTGCATGGCTGGCGCTTGGGTGTACAGCACAAGCTGGGCGATACCTGTAAGGTGCTGGGTTACAACATCAACTGGATGCTGGGTGTGCCTGGCAATCCCGATCCCTATGGCCAGTTTGTACCCGCCTCGCAGATCATCCACCTCAAGCGGAACGTGGTGCAGTCTGTTGCCCGCGGGGTGAGTGACTTCTTTTCCAATGCCGACGATCTGGACAAGATCGACCGTATCCTGGACGCGATGGGCGCCGGGACGATTGCCAGAGCCAAGATTGCCTACTTCCGAAATCACAAAGATGCACTGCCCGGTGGGCCCAAGGGATTCCGTGATGCAGCCGCTACAGGCACGTTCTACGATCCCCGCACGGGTCGAGAAGAAAAGCTGTTTGTTCCCAACGATGGCACGGTAGCTGATGTCCCTGATACCGTCAGTGTCGTAACAATGCCCCAGGGCAACACCCTGGAGACCATCGAGGCTGTCGGCCTGTTGGTCAGGCTCTGCATCGCCAACCGCTGGGACATGCCTGAGAACATCGCTTCCGGTGATGCTTCCAACAACAACTACGCCAGCATTATGGTTGCAGGCGCTCCGTTCGTGATTGCCATTCGCTCGAATCAAGCCGAATTTGCCGACTTCTGGCGTGATTGCATGCTGTGGGTTATCCAGGTCCGCATGGCTCAAGGGCTGTTGCCAATCGACTTCCTGGAGTACTGCGACGTTGATGTGACACTACCCGATTGTGTCATCAACGATGAACTGGCGGCGGAACAGATTCGAGACATTCGGTTCCGCAACAACATCCTCAGCCCACAGACTTACAGCGCTCAGGCCATGCTTGATTATGACGACGAGTTGGCCAACAAACGCCAGGCCCAAGCAGATGACCCCCAGTTTGCGATGGATCAGATGCCGGGGGTGGATACAATGGGTGATGAAGAGGGCAACGGCAATGGTGGCAAAGATGGCAGACAAAACAAGTGATCGTGCGACCACCTTAATACGCGATGTGGCCACTTTCGGATATCTCCACTCGATAAATTCGATCATCTCACAGATGCGATTCTGCGGCGTTGACCTGTATATTCCACAGAACTTGCAAGCAGCACTTTGCAAGGTCCAAGAGGAGATTAACAGGTACTCAAACGAACGTATCACGGACTCTGCCATCATAGATGAGTTGAAGGGTGAACTGGGTAAGACGATTTTCAAGGAGCAACCGTGATGGAAGCGGACAAGGCGACGGTGGTGGTAGTTGATCAGCCTGAAATTATCCGGGGCATTAGTGATTTCGTCCCAATAGTAGCGATTGAAACATTCATGAAGCACGATCCATCATCACCAGCGGCGGAAGAGCAGCGACGGCAGGATCAGGCAAAGCAGTGGGAACTACAAGCCGCCAATACCCAAAGAGCTAAGGAAGAGTACCTAAAGGTTGCCTCGAACTGGGATGATGCGACTGCTCATCTTAGGGCCGTGCCTGGGATGGAGGAAATGAGTAAGGGCTCTATTCATCCTTTAACCAACGCACAGGTTCTGTGCAGCCCGGAAGTTGATGATCCTGTCACTTCCGAGAAAGTGGCGAAGGAGATGAAGAAGCAATATCGAGCAGGCCCCAATGAAGATCTTCTTGAGATGCTGGACAAGCAAAGCGAAAGGGATAAAGCGTTAGTCAACAAGCACCCCACCGGCAGCTCCTACACCCTCCCAACAGGCACGTCGATCAACAACACCTACAGCCTCACCATGACACGCAACGATGTCACCGTGACGGTCTCGGCCCCCACGATGAATGAGGCGTGGGCGATGTTTGAATCTGCACGGTGCAGGGCGTTTGATGGTGTGACTCATTTCATGCCTGCTGGGGTTGAGGTAAAGCCGAAACTCGAACAGCGAGCGACAGACACCAAAAATCCATTCTGCTGGCGTAGTCCGATGGGGCCAAGTGAGTTCATCAACCCACCTATTGCAGACAAGCTGAAATCACTCCGAGTGACCTCTACGATTCCATTAGAGGCCTTGTGGGATATTGATGATGGGCATTTGACGCTTACGCTTTCACCCAAAGAGGCTCCCCATGCCCAGCCTCAACCACCAAAGGATAGGTCATGATTGACCATCGATATTCAAAGCCTGTATGCCCTCGAATAGTCTTGATTTTGGTGGCTATCCTATTCGTTATTGGCTTGGCGTGCGAGTTCTCTTTGCTGGTTCTTGCTATTTATCGCATTCAGCAACTTGAGCCATGACACTCAACCACCGAATAGCCGCTAACCTCACCAAGGCCAAGGACAACGACCACCAGCGTCAGGATGACCTCCTTGACCGTATCTCAGCCATCATCAACGATTGGTACCTTGACCTAGTCGGGGTGAGCACAACCCCAGCCCCGTTCCACCTAGTGCTAGGCCTTCACAACAAACACTACCGTTTACTCATTCAGACCTATCTGAGTGACTTGGAAGATCTGGCCGTCCGTGCATACGACGAGGCGGTTGACGCGATTATTGATGCTTTGCCGGTGGAAGTGCAAGTGAAGTTGCTCGAACATGCAGCGTCACCACGCCTCACCGAATCAGTCAACCCGCCGCCACTTCATCCACGCAGGCCGCCTCGCTGGGGCCTTCCGCTGATTACCAACTTTGCAGGCTTAGCCGCCAAGGAAATCAAGCGCCTGATGAAACAGGTGATCTTTCCACCACTCAAGCGGGCCTTTATTCAAACGCTGCTCTTCCAGCAGCAGGCACTCAACCGCATTGCTCCCATCACTCGATTGATTACACCAAGCCGGTTGGTATCGATAATGACCCAAGCTCAGCTTAAGGGCTTAAACCGGGTGCAGATCGCCAAACAGCAACTAGAGCCGCTGATGCATGGGGCAAAGAGTGATGCGCGCCGGGTTGCCAGGGATGCTGGCTCCCTGATATCCAACGAAGCGAACATGATCGCCTTCCAGGGGCTAGGATCGATGCTAGTGGGCTATCAGTGCCATTGTGTCAATACCCTGTCATCGAGACCGTGGCACTTTGGGAAGCGGAATAAGGTGGTGTACTACATCAATCCGAAGGAGGGGCAGAAGGGGTTGAGACAAAAACCTTCACCACCTTATGAGCCTGAGGACCCGGCGGAGAGGCCGGAGGGAACGCCTCAGCTTGCCTTCAACTGCCGTTGCTGGGTGTCCCCGTGGCTGAAGGCTTGATCCCTATTATTTACCGTCCGCTGATTGAACCAGCAGGAACTGCACAGAAATGTTCCATTAGGATATTGCACGAAAGATTGGCATGTTGTTATATCCATCCTGCACTCGTAACAGTTGCCCGTCGGGAGTGGTGTTCCAAACCCACAAAACTCACAGGGTGGCTTGCCGAACTCGCTAAGTCTATGCCCAAGGAAATAGCACTTAAAAGCCCTGATGATCCACATGATTTTATTCATGCCACTATCGTAGCCAGTTCACTGTAGGGTGCAAGCCGATCTCCTCCCGCAGAGCGTCAAGTCTCTCTTTCTGGTAGACATTCACCATTTCGTCCAAGTGTGCCACCATCATTTTCAGCGTATCAGTTTCGCTAAGTTGAAAGTGCTTGCCAACAGAATGGATATGGTGAAGCGATGAGTTGGTTAATACAGCCTTCTTGTAGGCTGGCTCGATGTCCGATACTTTTTCGATGTGCAACATGAGGCCAGTTTACACAATATCCGAATAAGAAACCAGCCGATCCCCAAACTGCTGTCGCGCCGCCTGCAGGCCATAGCAGTCAATCACGATGCCACGTTCAGTTTCTCCGTCAGCATCCAGACTGTAGCCCTGAGTGCGAAGGAAATCGTAGGCCTGAGTGTAGTGGCCAAAGTACGGAACGCAACCGCCGATCAGGATCGGTTCATCTCTCTGCTCAGTGATTCGGCACGGGATCGAAATCGGCACAGGTAGCCCAAGTGAGTCCACAGGTTCATTATAAGTTGCCTGCATGGAGAGAATCCAGACGGCGAGGATGTTCACGGAGACTTCATTCTAGCACGTTCCCAGAAAATAGTTCCAACTGCCAAAATCGCCCGCACTGATACCGATGCTACCGTGGGGACATGAAAGGTGAACTTGCCCCGCACATCATCCTGGAAGCCTTTGAAGGGAGCACTGCTGCCCCGGCAGATGATCCGTGGTGTGTGCCCAATGTCAAGATCATCGGCTTCTCCAGCAAGAACAAGAGCATCGACGTTGGCGGAGTGAGACACAAGACCTCGGGCCGACGCTACACCGAACAATGCTTACAAGAAGCAGCCAGCCTCTACGAAGGCAAGACGGTCTATAAAGACCACGCCAAGCCAGGCGTTCAGTCCCGCGACCCGGATGAAGTCCTTGGTTACATCAAGGGCGTGAAGTATGTCCCTGGTGATGGCCTGCGGGGCAATCTCCACTTCACCAAACGTGGCGAACTGGCTCAATCGGTCAAGGTTGCCAGCCAGGAAAATCCACGCCAATACGGCCTATCGCACAACATTCCTGAAGGTGGAAGCGTCGGGCAGATCGATGCTTCTGGCGTTTTAGTCGTTCACAAAATCAGACTTGTCGAATCCGTTGACCTCGTTTCCAAGCCGGGAGCGACAGGCGGATTGCTTGAGGGAGCAGAACCCGTGGCAAACACACCGTTCACCGAATTCGCCAAATCGCTGGCCACCCTTCCCGCTGAGCAAAAGCGCGTAGGGACACTCCTCGAAAGCATGGGGAGTCTGGCTGAAATCGAAATCACCCCGCTGGCTGACGATGCCACTCCTGAAGACCAGGTCAAACATGCCTTTAAACAGGTCTTCGCCAAGATCACCGAGAGCTATGATGGCGATGACGCGGCCTTCGATGAGCAGATGAAGACCGCGAAACGTGCTCGGCATGTGATGTTGACCGGGGAAGAACCCAAGGTGGTTACTCCGGCGATCAAGGAAGGTCTTGAGACAAAGGTGTTGGGCGACAAGGGTGCCGTCGCTCTCTTGTCCAAGCACAAGATCACCATCACTCCCGCGCTGGTCGAATCCTTCAGTGGCCAAACTCTGGAGCAGGCAGAGCCATTGCTGGAATCGTTCAAGGCTGACAAGGACAAGATCGCTCAACTCGAAGCCAGGCTCAAGATCATCCCCGACGATCAGAAGACGAAGAGCGGCATTCGCACCACGACTACGGCCCTGCAGGAGTCGGTGGACAAAGACGGCAACCCCATCAAGCCCAAGTTCGTCCCCCGCTTCCTGACATCAGTTAACTAACGCACAAATTACGGCATTTTCGGAGTCTGACACATGGCCTTGCAAACACCTGCACTCTTTTATCCTGACGTGCGGTTCGACCGTTTCCGTCAGCAAGAACAGTTCATTGAGAATTGGCTCTATTATCTCACAGCTACCGAATGGACCCTGACATCCGATGCGTCAGTGCTCACCTTGCCAGTTGCGACAGCGGGCAATCAGGGTGCCAACCTGCTCATCAGCCCTGCTGATGCAACACTCAATAACGAATCGTATTTGTTTCTCACTGTCAGCCGGTTCATCTTTGCCGATGGCGCAACCTTCTCGATGAAGCAGAGAGTGAAGTTTACTCAGGCTGCCACCAACAAGGCGGCAGTTCACGCTGGCTTCATGTCGGCTCCTGCGGCTAACAACATCGTCGATTCCACTGGTGTGCCCAAAGCGTCTTTCTCTGGCGCAATCATTTACACCAAGGCCGATTCGATCTACTGGCAGGCAGGCTGCAGCGTAGGCACAGCTCTGCAGACTAAGTCGAGTAACAAGGTAGCGGGCGGTTCACTGGCACAGGAGCTGCGCGTTGACATTAAATGCACCAACGGTGTTGCAGATATCCAGTATTTCGTGGACGGCGAGGCTCTTTTGGATGAATCAACGTCCTGGAGCGAGCCAATTAAGCACAGCCTGACATATTCCGGTGCTGTTGCCATGACCGGATATCTCGGCGTCAAGCAGTGTTCTGCTGTTGCCCAGCCTGTGACACACCAGGGCTATGCCCACGGCATCGCTTACGGCTCCTGGTAATCGAATCAACTGACTTTTACGAGACAATAGCGGAGTGACTGACCATGTATTTCAACTTCAACCGTTTCCTGGGCGAACTACGTGAATCGTCCGATGGAAACACTAAGCATAATGCCATCGAACACTTCAAGCAAGGTGTCGAAGAAGGGCATTACCGGCTTGGACATGGCGGTTTGGAATGCGGCAGCCTCTTCCAAGGGATGTTTGGCTTTACTCCGCAGCAGTTTTGCTCCAATCCCGCTGGCATCACTCAGCAGATTGCTCTGCAGGAATCTGCCACTGCAGTGACCATGAGCGATTTTAAGCTCGTCACTGCCGGTATGATCATGCGGGCTATCAAGGATTCTCCCGAGACGGCTGAATTGATTGGTGACAGACTGTTCCGGGTGGAAGAGTCTATCCCTCGCCAAAACTCACAGAACCTTCCTTGGGTTGGTGGTCCGACCCGCTGGGACGAAAGCATCGTTGCTGAAACGGAACCATACCCTCTAGTCGGCCCTCGCAATGGTTATCTCCAGTATCCCAAGCAGAATAAGCGAGGAAAGGCCTGCCCGATTTCAATGGAATCGATGCTGGCTGACACGGCTGCTGTAATTGTTCGCAGTTGCAAGAACACCATGGACGGTGGGTTGATCACCCGAAACATCCTGCAACTCAAGGTTGCTTTGGGTGCCAGTGGCCAATGGAAGTTCGGTCTCAATGACGGAGCGCCGACAGCCTACAACACTTACAACACCGCTGCCTCTGGCCCTTCGCCGCTTAATAGCCTGACCTCACTTCCGCTGAATGATTGGACCAGCATCGATACTGCCTTGCAGGCTTATCGCAACATGCGTGATCCGGTCAGTGGCGAATTCCTGGCCATGCCGAAGAAGCTGCAAATCATCGTTCCGATGGTGATTTACGCCAAGGCCCAGGTGATCAAGAACGCCATTACAGTCAACACCTTCAACGCCGTCTATGCTTCAGCAACCATTCGTTATGACGGTAAGAATCCACTTGATTACGTTTACCCTGGCATGGAAATCGAAGTTCTTGCCAGTCCCTACGTTGATGAAATCACTGGTGCCACAGCTTCAGTCTACACCTGGTTCATGGGTGACTTCCCCAGAGCCTTCCTCTGCGACCGTGTCTATGGTCCAAGGTATCAGGAGCTTGGCTCAGGCAGCGAAGCTAGTTTCTGGAAAGACTTGGAGTTGACTCTGAAAATGGGCTACTACGAAGCCTACATCTCAGACAACCCGACTCGCGTTCTCAAGATCGCCAACACCTAATCAGCCAATTGAAACAATCACCAGCCAGAGGCCCGATGGCTCTGGCTGTTTTCTTAACAGACTTTCGAGGAGCAACACAGATGGCGAAGCTAACCGTAATGGCAACGGACTACAAGGAACATCAGCCGGTCGAAACCGAAGGTACTCCTATTGAGGCAATCAGGGCGTTCCAGAAAGCCCGGGGCCTTGATGGACTGAACCTTAATTATCGCATTATCAGCGATAACGGGGCTGTGGTGGACGTGACGAGCCAACAGGCAGCCGCCCTGGCCGAGCAGTGGGCCAAAGAACATCCATCTCCAGAACTCAAGCCAGTGTCCGTTGACCCTGCAGTGGTGACTGAATCAGTTGCCAAGAGCCTAGAGGGCCCAAAGAAGGAGCCCAAGGAAAAGGAAGAGCCAAAGCACCATGAGCCAGCCAAGCACGCTGACCACCACAAGAAACAATAATGCCCCCCGATCCCCCGTTCACCCTGGAACAGCTTGAAGCCTCGCTGGTCGCTCTGGATGGTCTCCTGGCGACTGCGATCGCTTCAGGCAGTCTTCTGGATAGTTACACACTTCCGACCGGAGTGACGGTGAGTAGCGGCTTCAAGAGCAGCGATCTGATCAAACTGATGGAATATTACCAGAAACTACTCCGTAGCTACTACCCCCGCATGTATCTTTCGACGGGGTACTAATCGTGAAAGTATTGCCAAACCGCGGCAGGAATGTGATGGGGGTGACGGGGTCACTCCCGATCTACTTAGAAGACTATTATGGTGATTCGCCCCCCTACCCATCCATCCATTCAGCCCTCTATGAAGCATCGCGTGGAACTCTTAACGCCAGCGATGTTGCTGCGAATGAGTACGAAAAACTAAAAACGTGGCAGGATCTAAGCGGCAACGGCCATCACCTGGTTCAGGCTACTGTTGCCAACCAGTTGCGAATCCGAAGAAATGTCACTCCGGTTGTGTATTCCAACTTCGTTGAGGGGGCTACTAATCTTCCGACGTTCCCGCAATCTACTGTCAGCATCGACAACCAGGCAGCCAGTTTATTTTTCCTGATCGAAGATGACAGGCTGATGACTAATGGTGTTGCTGAGACTAAGGTCATCATGGGCCTTGCAGGCGGAGTAGGCGATCTTTACTCGCTCGCTCCTGCTTCAGCAGTGCCAGCAACGCTTGTCTGGCGGGACGGAGTCAATGGGACGGTTGATACAGGGTTGCGTCTGAAATCAAGTCTAACTCTTGTGGGCGTGATCCTGCGGGCTACCGGGATCACCATCGTACTTGATGACTTGTCATATGAAATTGCTAGCCCACTCGCACCAGGTACTACTACTGGTTTCTCGCTATTCAGCGGCTCACTTGCCGGCTTAACCAGTGGCTTCATGGGGGGCATCAACTGTGCCGTTCCTTGCAATGAGGCCGTTGACTCAACGAAGCTGGCAGCATTTCGAGCATGGGCCGTTGGGCGAAAGGCCATACCCGCTTCATCTGTCTCGAAGCAACTATTCATCTGGGGGGCCTCGATAGCCAGTGGCCAGAACGCTCAAGGTAATCTTGGCTTTGCTCGCCAATACATCCTGGGCAAGACAGACCTCATGTGCGTGCACGAGGATTTGGGCGGGATCACTGCAGTTCAGATGACAACCCGTGCGCCGGTTATTTCAGCCATTAATAATCAACCCGTGGGCACAAGGTTCTATGACCCGACCAAACGCCAAGTCGTGTTGGTCTACCCACCAACCAATGATCTGCCCAACGATGCCACGAGTGCGGCAACCATCATCACGGAGTTCACGGACTGGCGAAATCGGTTGATGTCCTATGGTTATCGAACGATCTTTAACGCTTTCGCTCCCCGCGGTGACTTGACGGCGGTTCAGAACACCAAGCGTCTTGCGGTGAATGCCGCGATGGCAGCACTTGATCCGAGAAAATACGGCGTTTACGTGCCGACTCCCATCGAGATGAGGAAAAACGACACGTCCGCTGATGCTTCAGACCGGCAATACTACGACCCAGACACAATTCATCTGACTGCCACCGGGCATTCCGTGATTCTCCGTGCCTGTCGTCAAGTTCTTGACGGGTTCATGAATGAGGATGTCACTACAGAACACTTCCATCTTCGCTTCAATGGCAATCTGCTGGACAGCGGCCTCTACACTAGGGATTTTGAAGCAGTTGGGGCCCCGACTTACACGAGCGGCCTCTGGAGCAGGCAAGCCTTAGTTTGCACAACAGGCAATAACTATGCACGATATCCCGTAGTCAATCGTGCGTTCGATCAGCCATACTTTACCGCAGTGATCTGGTTCAAGACTAGCCATGTTGCGAACATGCAGCTGGTTAGCAAGTACCAAGGGTCGGGCACAAACTGGTATCTCGGTGTAACTAGCGCGGGCAATCTATTCTGCGGAACAAACGGGATGGCTGGTCTGTCCAGTGCAGGAACAAACTATCGAGACAACGCCTGGCATATGGCTGCTTTCGTTACTGATGCCATCGGTGGAAAGTTGTATGCATCGCCTGATGAAAATCCTGCCAATCTTGTGCTTAAAGCCAGTGGCGAGGGTTGGACAGGTGGGCCCTTAGCTCCAGATACGGGCACTGCCTATCTTCGTTGCGGGGCCGACAACTCCGCCTCCTACAACGTGACGGTTCAGGACATGTATTTCTTCCTAGGCACGAAGGCACTCGCAGAACTGCAGGCACTTACCCCATGGGCGTAACTATGATTCGGATATTTGTTGTCGGCCTGTTCTTACTTGCTTCACCAGCTCACGCCGAACTCAAGCTCTCCGCCCTACAGGACAAGATTGTTACTGTTTCAGCACCCACCACCTCAGCCAAAGAGAACACCAGTTTCATCAGTCTGCGATGGTTTCCGAATGGCACTTGGGTCTATGCCCCGGCCGGTGACTGGCTCATTCAGAACGCGATGGTAGACAGGGAAAACAGAATAGGACCATGGAGCCAACCGCTAGTACTCAATATGCCTCAGGGCTGGATATTGATCGCCAGCAACTCCAATATTCCTAACCACAAGGACCGGGCGGCCGTAGCCTGGCGGGCAACTCGTGTATCCACCGGCGAAGTACTACTCATGTGCCAGGGTCACCGGGGAATTGACTCCGGAGCCTTCGGGGACGTGGCCAACCCGCAAGACACCCTCAACCCCTATCCCTGGTCCGCTAATCTAACTTCGCCCTATCCACTGGTGTTTCATACCCGTGGCAACGCCGGGATTCCACTGCAGAACAGCACGATACTTGCCGGAGCTCCACCACTGGGGACTCCGATATGTTGGCCAGCGACGCATCAACTCAAAGCCGGTCAAGTCGCATGGGCCTGGGCTACTCACGGCGGGGAAACTGCACTGAGCCCAACGTCGCCGATCGGTGGATTTGCCTCGAGTGCTTACGGATACCGCCGGCTGACGATTGCTGAGCCAATCCCCATGGGCGCCATAGGCCGATATCTCTACCTCAAGATCGACGGCAAATGGAGACGTCAGCTCGCAGCCCCCTGGTGGAAGGCCAGCAGCCTGCCAGACAAGTACCTATTCGGCGTCCACGACAATCAACCGATTCTCTGGGAAGATCACTTGGGGCCAGAGCCAGTGGTAGACGCGCGATCGGTGGTGTCACCAATTCAGCAATCTGCCTTCAGTAACGATAACTCGATTACGGTGGATGCCAGTGCCCACGTCTACGGGCCAATGATCGAACCCTACAAGCCAGGCCTCAAGAAGCGCACCTACTCGGCCCCCGGCTTTGGAGGCTGGACACTCACGCAGAGAGCCAACGCTCCAGGCATGCCCAACACTCACCCCACCTACTGGCCCTTGTTCGTTGCCCAGAACGAAGAAGTCCAGGGCACGACTCTCTACAGTATGTTCTGCCAGGATGACCGCTCTCGTGGGCCTGGTGCCTCAATGTGCCTCACCTGCAGCGATTACTCAGGTGGCCAGGGGTTCAAGCTCAGAGGAATCGATTGCCAGTTCAGCCTTGACCCTCACCCAACGGTTACAAAAGAGGGGCTGCATATCGGTTGGGAGTGCGGATCGGTGCCAGGCGGGCACATTCAGAGCGAATGGCTCTTTGAACGCTGCAGCTTTTGCAGTATTCGGATTGAAGGCAATCAGTCGGTCAACAATCGCTTCCACACAACGCATATGCTCGGCTTTCCGACTGGGCCAATCATCCTCGATGGGGGAGCAGCCTACTTCACTGGTGGCTTGAATATCGCAGCCAGCAAGCAACTCTTCCAAATTGGATGGATCGCAACTCTGTCAGTCGATCAACTGTTCGTGGATAAACGTGGGCATTGTCTGCTGGACTATACGTCTTACAAGCCACGTCCCAAGGTGAGCATTAAACTGGGCGACACTGCCGGATGGGATTTCGTTTCCCGTGCTCCAGTCACCAAAGAGAAACATCGGCTCTTACTTAATGACTGGGTGGGCATGCGGGTTGAGGGAGAAAACTGCATGGTCTATCACTGCAGCTATAACCGATTGGTTGTAGATACCAATGGTAGTGATGGCATTCAGGCATTGACTAATGTGGTGCAGCCTGCGTTGACGGAGTTTATGCAGAGGGTGCCGAGTGTAGCACTCGACAAATGACGATGCTGTAACTTTATGCCACCAAATAACATACGATTGTACTCGACAAAATGTCGAGTCGAGTCACGCTAAATACCCAGCCTTATGATACAGTCTCTCCATTATGCTTCGATATTTCAAATCTATCCCTATCGTTCGACAAATTGCCAGATGGTGCATCAGCGTATTCCTTGAGGGGTCAATCGTTCCTATCCACGCAGGCCATGCCGAGGGAATGCTCTGGCGACGACGGCGACGGTACATCAACAGCTATTGGACAGGTGATTTTGAGCCCGCCTTTCAAACTGCTCTTGCAGCTGAGCTAAAACCGGGAATGACCTTTTTTGACCTTGGGGCCAATGCTGGCTTCTATAGCCTGATGGCCAGGAAGTTGGTTGGCCAGGAAGGCAAGTGCGTCTCAGTCGATCCTGACCCGGGCAATTGCAGTCACATGATGGACCTGAAGGAAATCAACAAAATAGACAACTGGGTCATTCTGCAAGAAGCAATAGCTGGCGAAATCGGAACTGCCATCTTTCAAACACGCGACGAAGGTGATCCAGGTGGTCACTTAATTACGTTACGCAAGTTCACGGGCGAGAATCCACAAGGACAGAACCATCGTGAGGTAAAATCTACCACGCCCGATGCCCTTATTGATCGCCATGGCAAGCCTCATGTCGTCAAAATTGATATCGAAGGTGCTGAATGGGAAGCAATCTCACAGGGCTCCTCCCGATTGTTAGGCGAGGCGCGTCCTGTGATTCTTTTGGAAATTCACGGCAATGAACGTGCCTATTTGATTCGTGAAGTATTCGAACGACATGGGTACGAACTGCTCACTCTCCAGGGGAGGCCAACGACTTTTGAGAGCAATGATATCTTCCATGTAGTAGCCCGGCCCAAGTAACTCGTCTGATACCGATGCTAGTCTGGGGTCATGCCCCTTGATCCCGCCACAGACTATTTGAAATTCACTTTCCCCACCCCTCGTGCAATCACGATGGTGAGCGTTAGGCCGTCGAATCTACCTAACGTGACGACTGCTGTTTCCTGGTCACAACGCGGGGGAGTCAACTACAAAGTCAGGCAAATGTGCAACGGGGCCTATGTTGATCCCGAATGCAGCTACCTACTCTCTAAGCATGCTGACACCAATGGCGCTGGACCCTGGAAGCCTGGCGATACGCTCACTGACGCGAACGAACAAGACCCTACCCAGCAAACGCCAACACCTGTTACTTACACCGTTCTAAGGGCATTGGCAGACCCCTATTACTGGCTGTTGGCAGTCATCAATCCCAAGATTTGTTTCAATCTCCGCGACACCGTCGATGTCGTTCTCAAGACTCAATCCGTCAGCACCATCCTGACCCGCCAGACCACCGATTCGGACGTAGCCACTGGAGTTGTTTGCCGTCGTCAGCCTACCGATGTGCGGATGGCAGTGATGATGGGGCGACAGGATAACGACAAGATGTATGACGTGTTCTTCGCCAGCAACTTCGATCTGTTGCCCGACAGACACGTTTTGCGCTGGACTGAAGGGGCAGCCACGATTATTGCCGATGTTCTCAGCGTAACTAATGCCCAGCGGATTGATGAACTGATGCGGGCTACTGTGAGGGTGGCATGACCAAAGAAAAAGCACAGATTATGAAAAAATTCCTCGCCGATCAGATCGACCAAGCAGTCGATAAAGGCCTTGAAATCAAGTGGGATAATCAAATCGGCTACGACCGTGTCTTGGAGTGGACTTATCCACGGACCACCCTGAACGGAACAGCCAAGATTGTTATCGAAATTGGAGAGTTCAGGCGGACTCATTTTGAGCGATCCGCATGACCATCACAGACCGAACCGAAGAATGGCTGGAAGAAGTCCAAATGGAAGCCGCTCAGCGTCTACTGAGAGCGGCTTTCACGCTTCAAACTGAGATGAAGATCAACCTTTCTACGGCCTATCCTCCAGCCTCTGTCCCTGGCGAATACCCCCACGGCCGTACCTGGAATGGCCGCGATTCCCTAGTGGTGATGCCCGAGACTGCCCGGGAAATCATGCAACTTGGTTACGTGCGAGTCGGCTACCTGCCTGCTGCCTGGTACATGCCCTATTTGGAGATCGAACGCGGGCGTTTAGGCCTGCTTCTCTGCTATTCGCAGATGTTCGATGAACTGCAAAAGATCATCGCCGGTTACGACTAAATCTTCCCCACTGATACCGATGCTACTCTCGGTGCATGTACGAGAGCTACGTGCTGCGCAAGCTGGCTGTTGACTGGGCGGCTGTATCTGGATTGAGTGCGGCGGTCCCCGGTGGCATCCAGCTTGACCAGAACACTGGCACCGGAACACCCTATGCCCGCTGTTCGATCTCGACAGAAAAAGAGGGGTACACCAGCGACCAAGCCCGCTATGCGATCTATGCAGTGGTGGTGGAGATATTTGCAGACAATGCAACACCGGCAGCTATCGCCACCTTGGAAAGCAAAATGCAACTGCTGCTGGCGGCTTCTGCGACAGGGACACTGGGGGGCGGAGGGGGAGAGCCAACGGGCACGGTGAGCTATGCCTGGCAGCGGAAGCCCACGGGCAAGAGTCTGGCGACTCCAGAGGACAGGCGGGCTGGGAACAGTGTTGTGGGCAAGCCGCATGGGATGACTATCAGGGTGCAATGGAGCTAGCGATGGAAACCTTGCAGTTCATGGTTCAACTCGAAAGTAAGCCAGCGGTATTCATCGCCTCAGACCGGGCAAAGACTGTGGAACAAGCTATCGAAGCAGCTCGCGTCCAGTTGCAGGCTCCCGATGCCAAGCATCTCCAAACCGAAGTCTTTAAGGGGCAGACGCTCCATGAGGTGATCCGTGGCTGATCGTTCAGGGAGCGTGATGGGATTTCGTGCTAATGCTGGCCCCCTCAGCATCAAAGTCACCAGAAGCGAAATGGACCCTGAGATTAAGGTAAACCGGTCTGTCACGACCGATGCACTTCTCAATCCTCGCAGCGTTCTCACTCAGAACGGCGGTATCCTTAAGCTAACTGGCTACGTGGATCCTTCTAATGCGGCATCAGCCTTCCTGCTTGCTTCAATTGGCCCTACAGGCACTGCCCAAGACTTAACGTCTTGCATTTACCTGATCGATTTGGCAGAAGTCACCGGTTCCCGCCATGGTTATACCTTTGGCAGTTGCAAACTGGTGGTGCTTGGTCTTACTGGTCAAACTGATGAAGCAGGTATGCAGGAGATCAATTTTGAGATTCATTCGCAGGCTGGCGTTGCCTATTCGTCAACCCTGACCTAACGAACGGACGGTGAAGCATGGCCGACCGTCCAGCAAGCGCAGCCTCCATCCGTGCCAATACCGGGCCAGCCCTCAAACTCAAAGTCACCCGCTGGGATGTCGATTTTGAGATTCGTTATCGTCGTAGTGTCACCAGCGATTTTGACTGCATTCCCCTCACAGTCTTTGAATCGGCTGGCGGTCTTATTCGTGGCACTGGCTACGTCGATCCGGCTGATACTCTGGTGGCGCTGATCCTGTCCTCTGTCTCCGGGGCAGTGGTTGCTTCTAATTTCGATTACACCAATGTCGAAATCGTCCTGGATGTCAACACAGACGCAGGCGGTTCACGTAAGGGCTACGTCTTCGGTGACTGCAAGATATTTCCACTAGGGCTCACCGGCGTCACTGATGATGCTGGCATGATCGAAGTCAACTTCGAGATTCATCCCAAGGGGCAAACCATCTCAACCATTCCACAGGCTATCACCTGGTCAACAACCTTAACGTAGGAGGAATGTATGTCAGCGATTGGGGCAGTCACAGGCAACGGAGTCTATTCCGAACTGGAATACAAGGGGAGGAAGTTTAGGCTTTCTCAGTGGTACGCTGATGCCCTGGAGGCTGTATCGACTGCAGCATTCCTAAAGGCTGCACAGATGGCACGCATGATGGGTGGTAGCGATAAAGCAGTTGCCCAGCGGGAGATTGCCTTAGCCCGATCGTTTGCCTTGGGCGCCTATGACTTCGATGCCATCATGCTCGATGGTGGTCTGGTGGACAATGAACTCATGGCAACCTTGCTGTACCATCTACTCTCTCCACATGATCGGAATATCAACCTCCAACTTGCCCTAGAAATAGTGAAGGACAACTGGAATCTTGTTGCTGAAGCGGTCCACAAAGCAAACCCCCGGAGTGGTCAGCAGAAGGACAAGTCGGGGCTGACTGGCCAGGACGAACCCGCCTTGAACGAACATGGCAGCCCTTCCGAGAATCATGGCGAGAGTTCAAAAAAATGATCTTGGGGGCCGCGCAGGATAACCCCAAGGTGCTCATGATCGGAAAGTACAAGCCGTGGGAGTTTGGAAAACTAACAGTGTGGCAACTGAAGAACCTGTTTGGCTACAACGGAGTCAGCAACATGCCACAAGTGGATGCCCGACAAGCGTTCTGGAAAGCCTCAAGGATCAAGGGGGAGTCTGAATTTTCCATCTGGTGTCGATGGCATGATGAAGTGGAATCGAAGCTAGCAAGAGGGTAAGCCATGTCCGCAGGAGCAGCCCTGGAAGGGGCAGTAGAACTGAGGCTGCAAGGCAAAGAGAAGATGCTCCAGGACATGAAGGAGCTGAAGGATGCCAGCGTCTCAACTAGCAAACAGATAGAAGAAATATTGAATAAAGCCGGTATCAATTACAAAAAAAAGCTAGCCGAAAGGGAGAAGCTATCAGCACGAATGCAACTGATGGCGGAGCATCGCCTGGTTGCAGAAGAAAGGAGACGATCAAACCCATGGCGTACTGTCTCTTATGATTCGCCGAATATTGCTGGTGGACTGGGCAAGTTCGCGGCTGGAGTCGGAGCTGTGGGCGCAGGGGCTGCTGCCATGGCCTTTTCCGGGGCTGCTGCAGCCGGTTCAACAACTCTGGATACGCTCACCGGTTCGCTCAAGATGCTGAGCCTGGCTGCAGGCACGAAGACACAAGCTCCTGTGCTGAAACTGTCGGCACTGATTCAATCGCTAGCTCGGGCAACAGACAAAGCTCCCAACGGTCTGATCGGTGGCCTCGGCGGTGCTGCTACTGGCGCTGCCATCGGTGCTCGATTCGGTGGACCATTGGGTTCATTGATCGGAGGCCTTGGCGGCGGTCTGGCCGGTGGTATTGGTGAGAAGGCTGTCAACGACTTTGCCGACAAGAGGAGGATGGTCGAGAAGCTCAAGGGGGATCCCAAGTACATCGAAACCCTGCTGAAGGAAGTAAACGACTTGGAGAAAGATTGGTGGTCGAATATCCCCTTCGTTGGCAACAATGTCGAGATTGCCAAACGCCGTGGGGCTATTCGGGCTTTTGAATCAAAGCAGAAACTACAGGGCGACGAGTTGAAGACGGCAGGAATCGGCATGCCTGGATCTTACAGCGGGTTGGCTGACCTGAGGCAGCAAGCACAGTTGGGAGTCTTTGGGGCCGGTGGTGATCTTGGGGCAGAGAACACCGTCAGGGAATTGAAGCTAAACACCGAAGCCGTCAACAAGAACACGGGAGCGATTGAGGGAGGCAAAGGGGCAGTCAATTCTAAAAACGTGACCCCGCCTACTTAGCACGTTTCATCTGTCCTACCAGGAAGAATATCGCCCAGAAGATTGTAAGCACAAGTGGTTCTGCCATCTCCGACAAGATGTGATACGTACCGAAGCTACTCTCGCCGATTGTGATGTTTTCTTGAGTGTGAATGTAGGTCTTGTGCTTATCGACGGCAGACAGGAAGTATAGCCACTTAATGCAACAATATGTGCCGCCAGCGATCAGCATAGTTACGAAAATAAAGCGGAAAAACTTAGATGACAGCGATTCCTTTGTTGCTGTTTTCTTTGGGCTTAACTCGTCTGCAAAGGCTTTCTGCCATGCTTTCTTAGGTGGTTCTTCAATTGCTTTGGAATCTTCGACTACTGGCTCAGTGGATTGCATTAGTACCACCGGTTCTCGATCAGCCAATGCAGGAACCGTCAGTAGTTCACCGCACTTGTTACATTTAACCTTTTTCCCTTCGTCTTCATCCTTGGCTTTAAGGGATTTCTTGCAGTTGGGACACAAGAAGTTAATCACCTGGACGACATCTCCTTATCTCTGAGTCACTGATACCGATGATACCGTGCATTCATAGCCAACCTAGCTTCTGGATGGCAGGAATCAAGGGTATTCCCTGTGGCGGATCGTCCACTCCAGCAAAGTCTCACTTGTGAAAACTACACGACGGGTGCCTCTTATAGCATTGCGTACAGCGAAGAACGTAGCGATCCTGAATTAGTAGAGCAGTTCTCACCCGAAGGAAGTGGCTGCACACGCACCTTCCTTGTTGCTTGGGCTGACCGATTTAATTTCATCGAAAACATGGTGGGCTTTGCCAAAATCAATGCTGCTGGCACTAATGGAGTGTCGGCAGATGGGTACGGCACGCCGGGGACCACGACCTACGATGGGCGACATGTTCATCGCAAGCTGCCTGTTGGCTATCACATGGGGCTGGTGGATGGATCTACTCCACCGGTGCCGATTGATTGGGTGCATGCAGTTCGTGCCGTGGCAATGCCCGATGGCGCTAAGAGCAACGACGGTGCACCCTCCCTCTCAGTGAACAGGCCGAAAGGCACTTATGCGAAGATACTGGTTTCCTTCGCTGCTTTGGACTACGACCTTTACTCAGATGCTGAAGTCTACAACGGTGGCGGATCCGCAGGGTCGGGAACGATCGGCTGTTGTCGGGAGTGGCTTCGCTATGCTCGAATCGTTCAGAAGCCTGCAAGCATCTTCTTTCAGTACCCTTCTGAGGCCTTGAAGATTGTTGGCTATCCCACGACAGGGCAGGAAGGCGGACCCCTGGGTACAGTTCAATATGAGCAGAAGCCCAGCGTCTTGGACAACATCGCAGACTTCTGGCTGTACATTTACGATCTGCCCTACGACCCGATTGCGGCGATCAACCTGTGCTTCGGGCGAGTGAACTCCAACGCCATCTTTCCCACTCCTGATTACACCGCAGGCCAACCGAAAGAAACCCTGCACTTTGTTTCCGCTGATATCGTTCGCCAGCCCCTGCGAATGGGACGACGATACTGGAACGTGCAATATGGCTTCCGCAAGGTCCACAACATCGACAACAGCCCCACCGGAGCGGGTGCTGTAGTTGGCCATAACTACGTGCGAAAGACGGTTAAGGATGCTGCTGGAGTTACCCGGTTGAGGCTGTATAGGACTAGCGCAGACGGAACAACCTCAGTAGTCGCAGGAAACCCTCTCATCGACCTGGTGGACTTCAGAAAGCTATTCTGGATCCCGCCTGAGTGCATTCAGCCACCTGCGTTGCCAGCGGGGCCATAATGTTCACCCCGCGCACTCCAACCCGGATTCCCTACGACGCTAGCCCTCCTCAGCGGCAGTGGATGCGTCGTACTGATGAGCAACTCGATTCTATCAGCCGCTATCAGGGGGAGCATGTCCAGGGCGGCACTATGCCTACTGAGGTGCCATCACCTCAAGTGTTCATCTACGGCCAGATTCGAGCCGAAGGCAGTGGAAGTGGCGGAAGTGGATTCTCTCTGGATCCTGCTGGCGAAGGATTCACAGACGAGGAAGGCTACCTGGCTTATGCCTTTGATCAGATTTACGACGACTTCCCTTGGAAGGGCGTGATTGTCCCCAATGGCGTGACAACGACTCTGCCTCAAACCGGAACATCTGGGGCCAACTATGCCTATCCGCTTAATGGGGATTCCTGGCTTGCTGGCCAGAATGTATTGCTCAAGAAGGCTGCAAGCCACTGGGTGATAATTGGCGGCGCTGGGGCAGAAGGCTCCGGCTCCGGTGGCAACACCTTCACCGTAGACTGCGGCGATGGCACCACGCACGTATTCACGATTAACGGTAACACTGTGACCCCGGTGGAATAACAATGCCACCGTTTGAGCTTCCACCGGGCCTGACGCTTACACAGAAGCTTGCTGTGGCGACGGCAAAGCTCTGCAAGCCATGCTGCGGGGGAAGTGGGTCAGGGAGTGGCGGTGACGGCCCCAACTCCCAGGCATGTTGTGGCTATTGCACGGCCGCAGGACTCAACAATAGCCCCCCAGCTACTTTGCAAGCCACGGTGACGTCTTGTGCCGGAACCAAGTCGATCACCCTGAACCGAACAGCTAATTGTAATGCGGGTTTAGGGCTATCTTACGAGGGAACTTCGACGGACTTGGTGGACGGAGGGTGTCTTGATTGCGGCGGGGGTATTACAGCTTGGAGTGAGACCCCCGACTTGTATGTATGGATTTGGTGTGAATCCACTGGTGGCTTTTTTTCTGACCCTAAACGCTGGCGAGCGGTGGTTCAGGCTTATTCCATCACAACCAATGCTCTTTGGAACGGAACCAGCTATGCCAACGACAATGTTCTTTATCAAGGCCAACCCTACGGGCCAGATGTATGCGGGGTAGAAGGACTTGTGGAGTGTGATCCATTCTTTATCAGTCTGTCGGCTCCGGTGTCGTGCGGATTAATCAATTGCGACGGCGATCTCATTCAAGTCGGCCAGACCGGGTGCCAAAACTGCGAACTAACAACCCTCACTCTTGAGGTGACGCTATGACCCCTTGCCGCCTTGAGCAGCGTGAGACTGGGGCATGGTGCTTGGATTGCAAACGGCACCATCGCGGGCACACGCTGGTACTGTCTCAACAATTAACTCCGCTTGCCCAAGCATATCGTGATCTGTGGCAGAAGAAGCGTGGGAGTCAAAAGGTTGATGCCCCCAAGAAACTCCTCCGCTCCCTGCCTATTGCTAGGCAGTGCAGGCATCTTGATCCGCATCGGCTGACAAATGAGGAAGCCAAGGGGCTATCAGAAACAGCCCGGAAGCTTGATACCTCTTGTCGGCAATGCTCTGGGCAGACGACTCTTCAACGGTGCCATGGTGGCGGTGGGCATGATGGTTATACCACGTTGGCTTGGTGTACGGGGAAGTGTGATAGGTGGGAGGCAAAAGCCAATGTAGCACAGGCTGCGCTATATCAGGAACTTCCCGACGAACTCCCCGTCAACGGCGAATGGATCAAAGACCCCAACGTCTGGGCCCTGTTCCGTTCCATCATCCAAAAGGAAAAGGAAGGCTTCCGTGGGTGATGGGATCGTAATAGTCGGCGGGGGTAAGTACTTTGCAGCCGCCTACTGCAACATCAGGCTCATTCGTCATCATGGGTGCAAGCTGCCTATCGAGCTTTGGTATCTTGGGCGCAACAACGAAATGCCCGAAGCTTGGCAGAAGATCGTTGAACCCTACGACGTGGCTTGCTGCGATGCAGACGAGAGAAGAACGACCAAGCCGATACGAATCCTCAATGGCTGGGAACTGAAGTTCTACGCTGTGCAGCAGTCATCTTTCAGGCGGGTCATCTTCCTGGATGCTGATTGCTACCCGATGCGAGACCCGACATTCACTTTGAATGATCCACGTTTTCTTGGCAGCGGGGCAGTGTTCCAACGGGATTGCACTAAGTTTGAACTGATCAAACCGCAGGTGTTTGAAATGTTTGGATTGCCAACAGAGAGAGCATGGGACTTAGAGACAGGGGCATTCCTGATCGATAAACGGCCCTGGGGGCTGGCTCTGCATCTGACAGTGGTGCTGAACTCCTACAGTGACCTAGTTTACAAGATCGTGTATGGCGACAAGACCACGCCAGCGATTGCAGCCCGGCTTGCAGGACAAACGTATGCAGTTCCACCTTATGCTCCTGGTGGGGGAAACTGGGGACTGATGCAGAAGTGGTTCGACGGTTCTGATATGTGGGAACACAGAATTCACATTAAACCGCAACTGGGCAACCATACGTACACTAGCAATCAACTGAAGGGCAAGCGATCAATCCCTTGGTCGAGAGAGATTGATAGTTACCTGAATGAACTGAGGAAGCTGATATGAAGCTGGATGAAGTACACTTGGAGTTAATGAGTAGTTGTAATACCGTCTGCGATTATTGCACCTGGCAGCAACGAACCACGAAACGTAAATCCATGCCAACGGAATTGGCATTTCGTCTTATTCGGGAATGTGCATCGCTCGGTGTGCGAACGATGAATTATCATGGTGTAGGTGAAGCTACGCTACACACAGACCTTATCAGCATTCTCAGGCTTGCTGAATCCATCATCCCGGAATACTGGCTAAGTACCAATTGCTTAAAGCTTCCCGAGTTGGCTGATGATCTACGGAAGTTTAAGAAACTCAACTTGATTCTATCTGTCCCGTGGACGGCGAAAAATGACTTCGTGGAACGATGTCTCACGAATGCTCAACTGTACTTATCGCAGCCATCGCAGAATTACCGCGTTTATATTCAGATGGTTTGCTCAGAAGGTGCTCAACCGCACTACCATCGGCTAATGGACGAGCTATTCCCCTACACTATCAGACCCAACATCTTTCTCTATTTGAAGCAGCCACGAACATGGCCCAATTCTCTACCGATCAATGGTTTTCTACGCCCAGAGATGGCAGGGCATCCCAAGGTGTTGTGCGAAACCTTGGCTACTCCACGGTCAATGAGTGCTGAGTGCGACATGCCGAATCGCTATCTAATGGTCACAGCGGACGGTACAGTTATTCCGTGCTGCGTGGGCATGGATGATTGGGGATTAGGCAATATTGGTGAACGAACATTGAAACAGGTCTGGGAATCCGCCGAGATGATTCAAATCCGAGATATGTGGCACAAGACAGACAGGCGCATCCCCTGCGGTAACTGTAAAAGTCGAAAGGATTGCGTGACATCATGACAACTAGAGAACTGATGAACCACAACCGAGACCAGATCGAAAACGCTTGCCGGGCAAATGCCAGGACTGCTTTCCTAGGCGATGCGGTATTGTGTCGAGTTATCAATCGGTTCAACATGTACGTTGACCCTTTGAATTACGACATGGCTCCCTGGCTCATGCTCGATGGCTACTGGGAGCCTTGGGTTACAATGGCCATTGGCCGGGCCATCCAGCCCGGGTGGACGTGCTTGGACGTTGGAGCATGGTGTGGTTACTACACAGTGCTGATGGCTGATCTGGTGGGACCTACTGGCAAGGTGATTGCTTTTGAACCGAACCATCGACATGTTGTGTTGTGCGAGCGTTCCGTACGAGCCAATGGGCAGCACTGGGTGAAATGTTATCAAGAGGCAGCCGGAAACGAAGACACTGATGGCAGATTTCTCCGCACTGATGGGGGAGGCAGCAGGCTTTCTCCAAATGGTGAGGAAAACGTCTCAGTTGTAACAATAGATGGTGAAGAGGATAAGATCGACTTCATCAAAATGGACATCGAAGGTGGCGAACGGGACGCTTGGGATGGCATGCAGAAGACCATCGACCGCAACCCGAACATCATCATCGTCATGGAGTGGGAGCCTGCCCGTTACCCTGATGCTCAGTTCTTCGCTGGGGCTATTGCCAAGAGTTTTCGACTGCGGGATATCACCACTGATGGCTTGACGGTGGATATTTCGATTGATGACCTGTTGAAGCCGGTCATGCGGAATCTGTGGTTGCAGGCTTAGTTGGGAGTTGCGCGATGAAATGGATTACTTGGGCACCAATCGAAGATCGTTCTAACTTGATTGTTCTTCCAGATGGAAGTCGAATTCCAATTTTTTCATCGGGCAGATGTCATCGCCCCTTGTGGAAAGTGATCGCCAACCCAATTCTTAGACTGCTTGGTTGGGAGATCGTGTCGATAAATGACGGGCTAGGCGGGGTGTCCGGTTACAGAATAAAGGCCTGGATGTGCAAGAAGGGCTAATCGTCTCCCCAGTCGCCATCACCATCCTCGTCATCTTCCGGACAGCTACCCCGATACACCCGCCGCCCTCGTGATGACTGGCTGAATACCGTGACTCTCGACTGCTCCGCGCTCCGCTCCAGATACCCCTTCAGCCGGGATACCATCATTCCCGCCATCTCGGTAACGTGTTCTCCTTCGTCAACCTGTTTGGCGATCCGTCTTGCCTCTTGATCGGCCCGGGTCTGCCTCTTGCGCCTGCAGCTCTTGCAATAGGGCAGTACCAGCCAGTGCTCGGCGGTAGTATTCCTTGGAACTCGCAGGTTGTAATCGGTTAAGGGATGTGGCTTGCGACAATCAGCACACCGGACGCTTGGCACTCGCCCTACTTTGGGCAGTTTCATCGTGCATTGGTCGATGAACTTATCACATTTTGCAATCAGCGAATCCTGTTTGGAAATATACCGATCCCTATCCTTCATCTCTCGCCGTAAGTAATCACACTTCTGCTTGAGCACCTGCCAAGAGTCTTGTTCCCTGATAACAATCTTCGTTCGTGGGGGTATCGGTTGCAGTTCCACGGGCCAGAAAGTTTTTTGAATATACTTCTGTACCGCCTGTATTTGCCCCACTGATACCGATGTTAGTCTCGGTACATGAGAGCCCATCGACGGCTCCTCCTTGGTACTGGCGGGTAGTGTGGGCCAATCCTTGCACTACCTGTCAGTTCCAGAGATTTTAGACAGTTCTGAAGTTTCATGCAATATTGAACGCATGGAATTACCCTCGCCAACGAGGTTGCGGAATGAGACGTGGAAAGACTGGGTTCTTGCTGCTGGTACTGCTGGCTGCCATCGTTCTGGCGGCTGGTCTTTTCCTGATCGGGAAAGCGTACGTTGATACCGAGGCGTTGCTTTCCCAGCAGGCAGTTATGGCCCAAGTATCACCACAGCCATCGGAAGACAACACCAAACTATGGATAGGCTTGCTCTCAGTTCTTGGTGTCCAATTCATATTGTCGCTCCCGTCGATGTTCAGCACTTACATGAACTACAGGCTGCAGAGGGATATGAAGGTTGTCAAGTCAGACGTTAAGGGCACAAAAGAAGCTGTCGAGGAGAACACTGTAATAACCAAGGAGGCAAAAGAGATAGCACAGGAGACGAAGACCGACATCAATGGGCGAATGACAAGACTGCTTTCCCTGGAGAAGGAAAAGAGTCGTGATGAAGGGATGAAGGATCAGAGGGAAATCGACAGAAAGCAGCCATGAACAAATGGATGAGGCCTATGGTAGTGTCAGGTCTTTTCCTGATAGTGTCCGGTCTGGCTGTTCTTATCTTCTACGTGGGGTGGTCAATGGGCGAGAAACACTACAGCAGCCAGATTGCAGCAGCCCTGAAAGTCGGTAATAGCTTTGAGGCGTCCAAGCATCTCCACGAATGGCAGGCGAGCGAGGATGTTAGTAAGAAGCCGTTCTACTTCCTTGCCTTGGGAATCGTCCTCTTGAGAAACGGCAATGTCAATGCCGCTAATGAAGCGATGAACATGGTTGTGGCACTTATGGAGAAATGACATGGAAGAGCACGCATGCTATCACGTGTGCATCAACGGACAGCTTGAGTTTCTTGCAGGAAATTGTGATCCTCCATGCCCTGCTGCCGGAGGGCAGTGCAGTACCAACTGGGCAATAGTTAAGACTGGCTGCCCTGACTCATAGCCGGACCTGTGGCTACGGTGAGGACGCCGACACCGAAAGCGGAAAAGACATGAACGAAGCCCGCGGCTGTTTCAACGGAATCCTGCTGGGCCTGGTCATCTGGGTGGTGATCTTCCTGCTTCTGAACATTTAGATAACCATTTCGAGGAGGCGCGGAAATGCGAGAGCTAGTGAATCACAAAGTCAATGAGTGTAATGAGCAACTGCGTATTGAGGTTCACGATGAGCCAGGGCAAGGAAATGCCTGTCATGCTATGAGGTAGTGTTGCCTGATGGGGGGAAAGAGTCTGAAGCAACACGGTTTCCTGTCCGTTTCCAGAATGGCCCAATCAAAGAAGTTGGCACCAATGGTGTAACCCATGAAGCTTTGCTGGCTATCGTGGAAGATCGGTTGATCGGTTTTCAGTCCGGCCCTTATGCCTGCCGCGAAAACGCTGTTGCTCTGACCAAGATTCAAGAGGCCATGATGTGGCTTCAGAAACGAACAAGAGACCGACTCGCTCGCGGTGTGGAAGGCACACACGACAAATGACTAATCAAACCCTCTCCACCTACGCCACCCAAGTCCTCGATTTCATCATTCCTCTTGCCGTGGTGATCCTGATGAGTGCGGCTGACCTGGTGTTTGGAACCAACTATTTGGGCGAAGTTCGGCAGTGCGATAACTGGAAGGATCGACAACATTGTTAATGGAGAAGCAACTATGACTGATTGGATTCCTGTGTTGTTAATTGGTATCGCTCTTGGTCTTACTTTTGCACTGATATCTCACCATTTTCTACCATGTGAACGTGGAATGGTGTCCCAACGGAAGGAGCGAAAGTGAAACGATTAGCGTTGCTGCTACTTCTGTTGTTGCCGGCGTGGGTCTGGGGGCAGATACCTGGAGCGATCCGTCTTGGCGAAGGTGTCAATCAGGAAGCGCTGGACAAAGCGCAGAAGCTCATTGATGGTGCCAAGGCTGGCGAGAAGTGGGACGTTGGCCAGTTCCAGATATTTGAGCGTGGCAGTACGATCAAAACAAAGCCGGGCACAAAGCTGCTGCTCAAGCTGAGTGACCCCACGGTATTAGCCCTGCGAACGGTTCCCGCTGGCGTTGTGCTGATGATTGATGGAACTCGCGTAGGTGACACCGGCATCAAGGAGTATGAGTTTCCGCCCCAGCCTGACGACTACTGGCGATTGAAGGCCACCAAGAATGGTACGTCTTGGGTGACAGTGCTTGGCATTAGCGAGGATGGCAACTCGATTGTTACGGTTGTTGAGAAGTTGATAACGATTGGGGCAGGACCACAGCCACCACCCACGCCACCAGGGCCTCAGCCTCCTGAGCCGCAACCGCCAAATCCTCCTCCTATTCCAACACAAGGCCTACGCGTTTTGATTGTGCTTGAGTCGAAAGACCTGAGCAATCTACCTTCCTCTCAGATCTCTGCAATCAATGCTCGCGAAGTCCGCGAGTACATGAATTTAAAGTGTGCAAAGGATGGCAATCAACCTGAGTGGCGGGTGTACGACCAACAGACGAACGTCACCCGCGAATCCAAGGTTTGGCAGGACGCTATGGCCAGGCCTCGCCAGTCTCTTCCGTGGATCGTGATTAGTAATGGAGTTGATGGCTTTGAGGGACCACTGCCAGTCAACGTTGCCGAGTTGATGAAGAAGCTCAAGCAATATGGGGGCAACTAATGTTCATCATCAACGACTCGACGAAATCAGACCTCATTTATCCCAAGATGTTTGGCCGTGGATATGACCAATCACAAGTTACTTCGACCGGGCTGAAGTCTATCTTTGGCGACGCACCCGATCAGTTGAAAGTAATCCCCCGGCATGAGTGGTCTGCCCGAATCAAAGAGATGGAGGGAACACAGTCGTCACTTGCTGACATCCGGAAGTATGCAGCCAACGGGCAGCAGATGCCAACGCTCGACCAAAACGGGCAGGGGTATTGCTGGGCATATTCAGTAACTCGTGCTGTGATGTATCAGCGGGCGATTATGAACCAGCCCTACAAACGGCTCTCGGCCCATGCCGTGGCTTGCATGGTCAAGGGGTTTCGTGATGAGGGTGGTTGGTGCGGCTTGTCGTTAGAGTTCATTCGTCGTCGCGGTGTGCCGTCTGTTGATGTTTGGCCAGAGAAGTCAATGAACCGGGCCAATGACAAGCCCGCTGTTTGGGAGAACGCAGCAGAAAACATTATCACTGAAGGCTGGTATGACGCAAATGTTGCCGTCTATGACCAGCAGTTGAGTTTCGATCAGATGTTTACTTTGCTGTTGCTGCGTATTCCAGTTGCTGCTGACTTCAACTGGTGGGGGCACAGCGTGAACCTTCACACTCCTCGCGAAGTTGAGCCAGGCAGCTTCTGTCCTGAAGGTGACAACTCGTGGACGGACGGTTGGGGCGAACTTGGGTCATTCGTTCTTCAAGGCCAAAAGGCTATTCCGGATGGCGCCGTTGCCATCCGGGTTATCAACGCTTCATGTAACTAGGAGGATTCTCTGTGCCGATGGAACACACCACTGTTGACTCTACCGAACTAAGGGCAAAAGCCACGGACATCGCCTTGAGATTGCAAAGAGAAACAGTGGGCTATAGTGCGCTCCCGCTGCCTTCGATCCTTGCGTTCATCATGTCGATGATTCAGCAGTTAATCAATTGCCAGAAGCCTGATCCGGCCAATGCTGCATCCGCGCTCAAGAACTATGTTAATGCTCGATACTCATCAAGTCGTGGCTATGACCGGCCATTACTAAGACGAGCAATGAAGCAAGCACGAAAAGCGGGCAAGAAGCAAACGCCTCGAATGCTGCTCGACAAGAGTCAACAGGAAGAAGCTGCAATTATGCTGCTTGATAGAGCCCGTCTTGGCGGTGCTACGTTTGCAGTTGTTAGTCAGGCTGTCGCTACTGCCCCGCCTGACATCGACGACGAGGATGACGAGGAAGATGACGAATGATCATTTGGCACTGGCTAATTAATGCAGACAGGGACGTGATGAGTCTGTCTGAACGTATCGCGTTCCTTCCGTTTCTCTTAATCATCATTTTTAGTGGTGATTAATGACCCGAAAGCAACGTCTCATCGTTGATGTACTACTCACCCTGGTTCTCCTTCGAGAACTGGGGCGGATGTTTCTTGAATGGTTTGGAGTGCTACCGAAACCACCTAAGGAGAATTGACTTGAAAAAAACGATCATTTCCCTGCTCATCCTGTCCACCTGTCTAACTGCTGGCCTTACCGCATCCGCCCAAAAAGCCCGTGGCCGCGCTGCTTGGGCGTGGACTGTTGTCAGCAACGAGACGGTTTGGAAGGTGACGGAGACAACTAACTCCACTAAGCCAACGACGGCTACCACGGAGTCCTGCCCTAACGCTCTCGCCGAAGTGAACGAGTACCGGGCCAAACGTGGACTACCACCATTCCAGCACGATCCACAGTTGACCGAAGCAGCGCTCACAGCAGCTCAAGCCAGGGCGAATCACCTCTGGGCTGGGCATCTGCAGAGTGACTTCGCCTGTCTGCCTGCTGGCGCCCATGCGGATTCCGCTGGCTGTGGGGCTCTGGATGATAGCTGGGGCTGGGCGACATGCTGCATGGACGACAACTACAGCCATGCTGGGGCGGCGTGGGTGCGTGGATCAGATGGCAAAAGGTATATGCACCTGTTTGTCAGAGGAAGTAAGGTCGTTGAAACCTTTCCTGACACCACGAAAGTTTCTACGGGCGATTGTTCCACTGGCTCCTGTGGTTCGGCTGCCCAGTCCTCTCGGCGTGGGTTGTTCTCGCGGAGACGATAATCAACCCCATCCGCCCCCACATCCGGGGGTGGATACAAACGAGTCATGGCGATGGCTGAAGAAGACTACATAGACGATTATGAAGAGCCGTTGCCATCCCTGAGACCAACAGGCAGTAAGCCAAGACTGCCCAACGATAAACCGCCAAGTCGCTCTCTTTGCAACGAAACACCGGAATCACGGTTTGCAAAGATGGTGGCATCAAGGCAATCCCACTGTGAATTTCCTTAGATGCTTTTGTCTTTTCCACCCCTGACTATCCGGGGGTGGATACCTTCAAAACGGTGTGAAGCACATGACTGAAGTAGCATTCTTAGCAATCGCAGCAGTTATTTTTGGTGCTGTCGGCAAGCTATGGAGCGACATGAAGGAGCTTACAAAGAAGCATGACTCCGTGCAGGCCGAGCACACAGACTGCCAAGTAAAAATGGCTACGATGAATGGCGAAATCAAAATACTCAAACTGCAAATGAAGCACTTGGAAGATGCCAATCTTGGACAAGTCATTGGCGCTGAAGATATCGCAGTAGGTGCGGATCAAGCAGGATTGATAACATTCTGGTCGTTTGCTGCCGCTAAGTTCTTTGGGTACTCGATACCAGAAGCTGTAGGCCATTCGGTTGAGGAAATGCTTGTGCCGCCCAGCCTGCGCAGTAAGCACGGCGACAAGTTTAAAGCGCTGCTTGGATCAGCCAAGATCGAGATGAAGCACACGATTCCCAATGTGCCAGTGCTGACAAAGGAAACACGCGAACTTCCCGACGTGAAACTTAAGGTGTGTGATCTCTATGTCGTTGGCGACAAGAGTTCAGGAGAATGGAAGTTCGTGACTAAGTTCAGGCCACATTGACCAGCAAAGTCGAACAGGAGACGAGGCGAATGAAAACGTGCCCAGTGTGCCAATGGCAATACGACCCGGATGAGTGGGATGGCTGGCATGAAATACCTGCCCACAATTACCCGAAGTGCAAAGGCAGTGGCACTAAATTGGAAATCCCTACACCTTGCATGGCGACACTCGAGGTCTATGTCAAAGAAGTTCGCAACGGTGTCGCCGTTGTGTTTGTTCGCTCGGAGCAGGCTGTAGATCATTATCCGTTCACAGTCCCAGTTGAGCATCTGGCGGACTTTAGTCCGATTGAGATGGCCACTGAAGCCGCTTAGGAGACTGACATGTTCGACAAACTCATCCTGATTCTGCTGGGCATCTGGGCCATCCTGTTCGGAATCTTCAAGGTGACTAACATTCAAGTAGTGTGGGCAGAACCAATTATGGGTTTGGCTGCGCTGGTGCTTGGGATTGTGTGCCTGATTCGGGCGTTCAGGTGATTTTCCGTGTGAGAAATACGTACTACCAACCTAAAAACCGCCATAAACGCCTAGCTATACCCCGATTTGCCCACGGGCGTCCTCCCGTGGGCCTTTTTCGTTTTCACTGCGGAATACGCTAGATTTTCCTTGATTTCAGTGCCTTAGCTATACCTGTGATTAGTCTGAGATGTGCGAGTTCGTGTGAGAAATCGTGTGAGAAAAGTGTTGAACTGGTGTTTCAGAATTGGTACAGTGAGGATCTGGAGGAGTAATCAATGACAATGGTCACTATGAACGAACTGAGAAAGAACAAGACCACTGACTACATAGGCGATGGTGTCTATGTGTTCTATTCCTGCGGATGTCTGTGGCTCAATGCAAGTAATGGGGAATCCGTTCAAGACAGCATCGCTCTAGAGCCAGAGGTGCTACGCAAACTCCTTGAATACGCAGACAGAATTGGGTTTACATACAAGCCAACGCAAGGAGGATGAATCATGAGCGACACGATTCCCAAGTTCAAAATCGGCGACAGCGTTCGGATCATGCAGACCACCGACATGGTGGACAAAGGAATGGCAAACAAGCACGGTGTAATTATTGACCTGCGTGAAGCATCACCATCGATAAACGCAATGGCACAAGTAGAACTGATCGGCGGCAAGAAGGTGGCAGTGCCGCAAAGCTCGCTGATGCGTCACAAATCGGCAACAACCTAGGAAGCCTGCGCAAGGCAGCGATGAAACATACCAACGGTTATCAGACGTGATGTCATGGAAAGCATGCGAACAAGAGCTATCGACGACTTAAGAAGAAGCCTCTCCGACCGTGGCATTCTTGGGGTAAGGGTGTTTACGGTGCAAGGGCATAGAGCAATCTACGCGGAGTGCATGACTCTTGCGGACGCCGAACTTGTTCCGCATGAGTGGATGGGTTTCGTTGTGAATCGGAGCAGTATCCTTAGAAGCTCGCTGAGAGCGACCAAGGAAGATTTTGAGCCATAACCGGAGGTAAAGAATGAGCAGAACCGAAACACTTGATCGGCTCTATTTGGAGCTATCAAATATCACAGGAGCCAAGTCCCAGAAAGAGATGGGGCTTGAATCAAAGATCGCTGTTCTTTCGACAGCGGCTACCGGCCTACTGAAGCTAATTGATGATGTTCCAATTGATGCAAAACTGGGCGAGGAAACAGATAGGGTGTTTGCTCGTTATGAGTTTGAGCAACTAAGGCAAGCTGTTGAGTATGCGTCCTATTCGGCACCGAAGATTGGTCAAGAAGAAAAGGCGTGGCTCATAGAGACGGCAAACCAAACCTACTGGATGGGCAGACACACAGACAATCGTGGATTCACACCCAAGATCGATGATGCGATCAGGTTCTCCAGAAGAGAGGATGCTGAAGTAATAATTCACTGGCTCATGGAATCTCACTGCTGTGCCTTGCGATCAGCGGAACACATTTGGGTAAGCAGGTAGACTGCGAAGTATAGCGATGAGACATAATCCCCTATTACCGGACGGTGAAGCATGCGTGAGACTCATAAATGTGAATACTGCGAAGAACAAGTCAAGGAAGGATTCTTCGGCGACATTCCATTGCCGTGGGGGCAAGTGTGGGACGGCAGCAAGTTCGTTTACTATTGCCCTGTTCACTGGGACAAGCTCAACAAGGAACCATGCAATAAGCCAATTCCACAACCCTAACCGGAGGCGACGATGAAAGCGTACTGCAGGACTTGTGAAGCAGCAACCGAACACCGATTTGCACACGAACCTATTCAGGAGATTGTGTGCAATCAGTGCAGTTCGGTCGCCATCACCTTTCATGAAAATGTGATCGTGCAAAGAGTACTGGAGCAACCCTGTAATCCAGAGCATGTAAAAAAATCAAGTGGCTGCCATCTTTGTCAAAGTGACCCGTGTCAATGTGGTGCATGCAACTAACCGGAGGCGGCGACGATGAATACGTGGATCAATTATTACAAGCATCGGCACTTCTCCAAGTCTCATGGCTGGGGAAAATCTTGGGTATCGTGGCTCTGGCTCGATGCTTTCTTGTATGCGACTGCGAGGTGTGTCACCTTAATAAGTCCATTCTTTCGGGGCTGGTGCTGCCGGGTTGACAGCCTCTTTGATCAGCATGCCTACGACGGGTCATACACAAAAGACACTGGGTTGGACTGCTGGATTGATAGCTATTGGGACGGTCTTTCTCCAACTGAAGCATACCAAAGCGAAATCAGCTATTGGGATGAATGATGAAATGCCACCTCCGCCACATCCGCAAAGCCAGCAAGCTCTCCCTGCGAGAACTGTCTGCCAAGACAGGCATCCCACATTCAACACTGGCTCGCCTCGAGCGTGGTGCCGAAGTGCAACTATCAACAGCCCGGAAGATCGCCAGGTTTTTCAAGAAGTGGATTGCGGATGTTTGGCCGGAGTAACGAAATGAAGAATACCCAACTGAACGGCGTGACTGGAACCTACTCAACTATCATGGCTGATCCGCCTTGGCAGTTCGCCAATAGGACTGGAAAGGTTGCGCCAGAGCACAAAAGGCTGAAGCGTTATCAAACGATGGGATTGCTCGATATTTGTGATTTGCCGGTAGCGAATCATGCTGCTGCAAAAAGTCACCTGTATCTATGGGTTCCAAATGCCTTGATCCCAGACGGGTTGAGAGTCATGGAGTGCTGGGGTTTCCAATATAAAACCATGCTGACGTGGTTCAAAATCAGGAAAGATGGTGGGCCAGACGGACGCGGCGTTGGCTTCTACTTCCGCAACGTGACTGAGGCTATCTTGTTCGGCGTTAAGGGATCGGTACGAACTGGCGCTGCTGGCAGGAGGCAAGTTAATATGCTTGCCACTCGCAAACGAGAGCATTCCCGCAAGCCAGATGAGATTTATGGCATTGTTGAAGCATGTAGCCCGGGGCCTTATCTGGAAATGTTCGCTCGCTTTCCGAGAGCAGGATGGGATCAGTTCGGAGATGAAGTTAAACCTTAACCAGTTCCAACCGTCCCCGAAAACACATCTTCCACCGCCTTGTCCAGCGTCCCCCGCGATGGCCTCGCATAGCGCATCGTCTGCGCCGGATTCGCATGGTCAGCATGCTTCTGCACCAGATAAATCGGGGTGCCAGCTTCCAAGAGCCAGGTAATCGATGTGTTGCGGAACGAGTGGAAGTCAAGGATACCTTCTTCGTTCTTGTGAGCAATGCCAGCCGCCTTCAGATCCACTCGCAACATCTCAGCCGCGTCTTGGGCCCAGGTGCCTGGCCAGGCATGCTCCTGTGGCTTCCGATCCTGCAAATACTTCTGCATCACCTTAGTGAGCGTCGGGGGTAAAAACTTCCGCTGCTCTTTTCGGTTCTTGGAATATTTCGCTTGGAGAATCACCAACCCATCGGGATAGAAGTCTCCCACCCGAAGTTGAGCCAACCCCCCTGCCCTCCAGCCTGTGGCCATTACGACCTGGTAGAGTGCCAGCCGGTCTACCCCGGTTAGTCCCCTGAATTGAGCCGGGCTACCCCGGGTGGCTTCTGAGAGCCTTGCCCACTCTTCCCGGGTGAGAGCCCGTCGCACATACCTCTTGTCTGCATCGGCCTTGGCAGGCTTCAGACCAGCCACCGGGTTCTTCCTTGAGTAACCATTATCCACCAGCCACCGGCAGAACTGCTTGATAGCCGCTGCATAGTGGTTCCTGGTCCGCAGGGAATTAGTGAGTTCGGCAACCGCAATCTGAGTGTTGGCCGCGTTGATCTGCTCGGGCCTGCCGATATGGAGATGCGCGATCGTTCGATGCACCCGGCCATGAATGAGTTTGGCATAGTCCGGGGTGCTGGCTGAAGCGATCGATTCCCGGAACTTGAGCACCAGTTGATCGAGCGTGATCTTGTTCCGGCCAATGCCGACAGTCTCAAGCTCCTGATTGATCGACAGCGCCGACAACATCTTTTGCGCTGTGGCCTTGTGCTTGCTCAGGGCCATAGATCGCCATTGGCCGGCAGAGTCCTTCCACCGGCCGTACCACTTGGGCGATTCGTACCCAGCCTTTTTAACCCTGTAGAGATAGGCCATTGCGGGGGTATGGCGAAAGACGATGATTCGTGCAAGGCCAGAAAATTGCAGGCTAGATAGGGGCGCTATTTAGGCGTATTTAGGCGCAATAGGGCGCGTTCACTTGGCAGCAATCTTCGCACTCAGCAGATTCGGCCCCCCTTTGGATACCCAGGCATCCACCTTGGCCTTCGACCACAGAGCAGGCCTGGTGCTGATCCTGCCAGGAATAGCCCCAGAGGAAGCTAGCCGCTGAATCGTGGTGGTGGAGATGTTGAGCAGTGTTGCCAGTTGGATCTTCGTGTAGGTCATCTGAGGCTAGCTCCAGGTTAAGGGGCCAGCACTCTACCAACCCGGCCAGATTTTCAGGGCAGTTTAAGGGAAGATTTGGGGCAGTTTTCGGGAATGTCGTCGCCTCAAGAAAGTCCCGGGCACTTTTATAGTCGTTTTTGACTTTATGAGAGAAAAACAAGGCGTTTTCGACGTCGTCGTCTCGGGCTATCAAATCTTTCCCACCCCTCAAACTCATTAACCCCAAGTCGCCAATTGTGACGATTTTTACTTTTAACGGTTGACCAAGTTTGGTATCCTCACAAGGCGATTTTCGCTCGGACGCAAGGATGTGTAGTTTTATTTCCCAACTCATCCCACACCCTGGGGCCTCTAGGATGACACAGATACTGAGCAATTTCCCATGTCCGCAGCCATCCCACGGAAGGTGGTCGCATACCGTGCTGTTCTCCACGTAGCACAGTTTGTGGACAAGCATTATCCTTTTCTCCGATCCGCTTCTCTTGCGAAGATTATCGAGCGACTCTCCCCCTGCCGTCACTCACCGGACTTTCGGAGCGTGAACTGGCTCGGGACCGCGTACGAGTTCTCGATTGCCCAATCCAGGGTAATCAAGCCACTGTGGAAAGCGTGGGAGAATGGCACCCCGCAGATGGGATCCGCTGCCCTCCTGGAAGCTGCTGGTATGGTCAGCGACAAGCTGTCAGTCATCTTCCAAGGCCACGAAGCCTGGGGAACCATGATCCGCTACGAAGAGGTATCCGACGAGGAACTGGCAATTGAGAAGGCCAACAAGATCAAACGGAAGAACCGGGGGATTTACTGGCTGAGTGTTCAGGTGATTTGATAGCTTGATTACTCATCTGCCTCTTGATCGTCGAAATAAATATAGCCAATACCCTTCTTGATGGCATTCGGCTTATTGACCAGCATTCCTTTGATGGGGCGTCTGTAATAAGTGATGACTTCATCGTGGTCCGTTCCTGAAGCCTCTACTGTATCTGGATAGTCATCGCTGGGATCAACATCGATCTCGACTCCATCACAAGGCCCTCCGACCAACTGCCCGATAATCTTCATCTGACATTCTCCTCAGTTCACCAGCAAGATCACCTGCTCAACACCCTGAGCATAGTTAACCTTAGAAACAAGCACGAATCGGCCAATAGCCACATCCCACAGATACTTCCCTGTTCCCGGTGCAGACATACGAACAAGTTCCGCACCGATTAGCTGCTGCATCTGGGCCGGAAGGAACCGCCTCAGATCAGCAAGGTTCATGGCAGTCACCCAGGTTAGTGGGTCATTGTCCAAGAGAGTCAGCAGGCACAGCACTCGTTTTCTCCTCGAAATCAGTTGGCGCACCAGACCATATCATGACTGCCCCGCACGAGAACTCTTCGATCTTAACCAAGTAGCCGTTGCAGCTGCTGCATCGGGGAAGCTGACCAATACTACCGCTTAATGATTCTAGGGGATAACGCGAAAAACATCTCTGGCACATAGCCTTTTGAATCGAACGTGAACCCATGAAATCCTGAATAGCTGCCATGATCATACCTCCCAAAGTTTCCCAAAACCTGCCCTTATTCTTCCCTTAATCTGCCCAGTTTGGAAACCCCGTTTGCTAAAATTTGCTCCCCCAAGGGGCAAAAACGATGCAGTTACCGGACGATCTGATCACCATCCATGAAGCCGCGACACTGATTTCCAACCTACTCAAGAAGAAGATCACGCCGATCATCCTGATCCGTTGGAAAGCCAAAGGGCACATCACATTCTATCGGGCTAATGGGAAGTGCATCAGCCTGGCTGAGGTGAGGGAGCGGTTTGAGCCCAAGACCCGGTAACCGGTAGAGTTAAGAGCCACACTGATACATGCGGTATCGTGGATGATGAAGAGAGTAACACGGATTTGTTTGCAAAGCGACATCATGGATGAGGGATTAAGGGGAGAGTGACGGATGAACAGCTACTTCTTTTTCTTCTTCCGCGTTCGACGACCAGGAGCCAGCTCGAGCCCCTTAAATTCATCCATAGGAACATCAAGCGCAACGCAAAGTTGCGCGAGCGTATGGGCATTCGGTGCCTTCGCCAAATCCTGCTTTATCTGGTTGATTGTTCCTACTGCAACTTCGCCATTCGTGGCTTCAGAAAGCGATCTAGCGGTAAAGCCCTTGATCTCCATGAGCTCACTGAGCTTCTCGCCATATGTCATCAAGCAATCCACAGTCATAAAGGGTTACTACCCCCATAGGTTCGGTTTATTTGAAAAAATTGCCATACTGTCTTGACAGTATGCTGTCGTGACAGTATTGTACTGTATCTACAGTATACTGTAGTGACAGCAGCAATGCAAGAAGCAACAGTGTTATACGACCCAACGGAAGGCTAAGCCTGAAAGGGAAACAAGATGCCAAGACCAAGTCCACAATGGGAAGCAAAGTACAAAGGATACGTTCCTAGTCAGCCTTCCTTCCCGGCAATCACCAACGCTTCATTCGCTGCTACTGATGTCCAGTTTCGGGCATGCTGCTCTATCGCTGACGTCCAAACAACTGCAGCGCAGGCCCGCAAATATCGACACCAACGGGGGCAAGCTTATCGAGCTATTCCCCAGTACCAAGCAACAAGGAAAGCATCCTAACCAATCAGTCAGAGAAACCCACTCGCCCCACCTGGACGGTCTAGATGGGGCGGGTGGTTCTGGAAGGTGATCTTCTTTTGGAGTTAGAACCCAATGGAAAAGCAAGTTGAGGAATTGATCAAGAAGGCCAGTGAAGCGAAATCGGCTGATGAAGCGATGAAGTATTCACAGGCTGCCTGCAATGCGGCGAACGCAATGTGTGCGCTTGCTAGCTCAAAGACCATTCAAGCCCGATCCTCTTAAAGCTGTGAGGAGGAAACATGAAACTGCAAGAGCATGAGAACGCAGTCAAGACCGCTATCGACAACGCAGCAAGAGAGCTTGACGCTCCTGACTGGAACGAGTTCCTCGCAACAGCAGGTGAGTACCTGAATGAAAAAGACGAGGAATTGGCTTCTAAGCGTGAGTAGCCAACTGAGATAGAAGTGAATCCCTGTCTGAACGGTTCGGCGGGGCGAGTGATTAGGGGAGTTAACAGGAAGAAGAGACATGGTTCTGAGTAAACGAAAATTTGACCTCATGAAGCCAATCGACGAGCCAATATTGGTCCCAGTCAAATTGAAACGAAGAGTTGGCTTTCAATCTGACTCACCATGTGTCGTTTACCATCAATCGAGTCATCGGCATCTAATGCATTACATCAGGCAACTTCAAGATCAAAACGCATGGCTGATTGGCAAGGTTTTGTATTACGAGAACCAACCAAAATCATCTTAACCACCCGACCGAACGGTTCAGGTGGGGTGGGTGAGGAGGAGTTGAGAGATGCCAGCTACTGCGATTCGGCGAAAGAACACGATCACCAAGGCCAACATTGTGGCCATGCATGCTGATCTGTTCAATGAGCGCCACAAGCCAATCGAGCCTAAAGAAATCTTTGTGGGCATCATGGACCATCCCACGATTGCCCACGCACGCCACACTGAACGATTTGGCAGGCTGATGATTGCCTGTGTTAGGAAAGGGCTGATCGACCCTGTTGAGGTTGAGAAGCCATCTCTTTAAGGAGCCCACCCAATGACCCCCATCACCAATCCGTGGGATGGCTACTGCATCATGTGTAATGCGTCATGTGGTAGTGATTTTTGCTCAAAGCAATGTGAGCAGGATTACGAGTTTGGTGCCGCTGACATGGCTGCTGAATTTTCTGCGCAACATGATCCACGATATTTGGCAGGTCGCTTTGGTGTGGACACTCATCTAGCTGTCGAAACGGCTATTGATGCAGCCAAGAACAATCAACCCTGGGAGTCTTAAACAATGACCCTCTCAACCGCCTCGATCCTCGGCCACATGCGAAAGCACCACCCAGATCTAGCCAAGGCCTTCGTCGAAGAAGAGCAACTGATTATCAACACGGACTATCGGAATATTCCTGACCGATGCGCAATGATCGACTACATGCTTCTTGGCCAGCGGTATGTGCGGCTGACTGCTGAACGCCTGGCTTCTTCGGTAGGAGCTTCACAGCGGCTGGCGGAATCGGTGGGGGTGGCGGCTTAACAGGAGAACTCAAGATGGAAATCAGGTCTTTCAATCGAGGTTTATCCGCCTACTCAGCATCAACCATAAGGGCGTTGATTTTGAGGGCTGAGCGAGACACAAGCAACAGCAGTTGGTCTGATGAAATGAAATCATCTGCTAAGGCATTTGCTGAAAGCTACGAGGCTTGGTTTTCAAAGCATGAGTGCCGCAAAGCACTGGCCGAATCCATTGCCGAACTCAATTAAGGAGCCCCTCCCATGCTCCTAAACGCCAGCCTACCCCGTGAAGGTGAATCATGAAGTTCTTCCAGCCAAACGAACGACTGACAGCAACCAAGGACATCTTCTCAGCCAGTGGGAATCTATTGGTCAGCCAAGGCGACCAGGGAATGGTCAATGATCTGATCCATCGCGGAATGCTCGTTTGCGTCGTCTGGAATCAAGCAGGAGAGGTGTGCCACAAGAGGTGCAACCTTGAGTCGAAGGTGTGTAACGATTTTCAAACCACGGAGGTTCGGCATGTTATCCCTAAAGCGAAAGCTAAACGAAGAACTCGTGATATACGACGTGTCTCGGCCTGACACCTTGCTTGTCGTGAAGGTTACGGGTCTGAATCATGGTGGAGTCATCCTCAGTTTCGGTGGCTCACAGACTATGCGAGCGATGCGAAAGGAACTGTATGACCGGATTCAGCGGGATAAGGATAATCAACCAGTTTGCTCGGTTGGGAATTGACCCTCCCTGCCGGTGCAGGGGGCGGGGGTGTGGGAACTGTCGCTAAAGGGATTGATCCAATGAGTAAGCGAAAGCACAAAGAAAACGAGTCGCTGGAATCTGAAGAACTTGACGCTACCCCAGATTACCAGACGGAGTGCATTGTCTGTGGCTCAGTCCCAACTCTTCCCCTGACTGGGATGTGCGGCCCATGCACTTTTGGCGAAGCGGATACTGCTAATGGCGAGTGGTGACTCAGGCCCCGGTGTGTAGCCGGTGCCGTGATGGGGGATGGTGGGGGATCTTTGAAGTGCAATACACGATGACAAAACCTTGCTCTGATTGTCCATTCCTCTCCAAGCACACCCGAGGGTACACGATGAAACAGCTTAATGGGTATTCATCTGGCGAATTCCCTTGTCACAAGACAGCAGAACTTACCGACGACGAATCTGGATCTACTGAATTTAGAGCAACCGGTAGTAGCCTCCATTGTGCTGGGGCGCTGATCTTCCTGGAGAAGAGAAATCAACCTCACCAGATGATGCGCATCTGTGAACGTCTCGGATTGTACGACAGAACCAAATTAGACATGAAGGCTAAGGTCAGATAACAACCCCGCGAGCAACGACCCCCGCACTCTTTGGAGGATCAGCTATGGAAAGACACACTGGTTCTACTGAGGGTGCGAGGGTGGGGGCTTGCAAATGAAAGACCTTGACCGGCTGATTTCCATCTTGAAAAGAACCATGACACCATTGCTTGAGGATGCATGGAAAACTGTCGCTGACAAGTTTCCTAACCACACTCCATCTCAGATATCTGGCCCATTTAGAAACGCCATCGACCGGTTTTTCAAGGAAGCAGCCAAGAGACAAAATGACATCGACTTTGACATTATCTGTGGTGCAGCTCATCGACGTGTGCTTGATGAGTTTATTACTGCAAAGGAGGCAGCCAGTGGTATCCCAAATTGACAACGAAGAAATAACCGTGGGCGATATCCTCGCTCTGATGAACGATGGCTTCACTCTCAAGCACAACTGCTACGGTGAGTGGTTGGAGTGGGAGCATATCTGCTATCGGTTGCCTCCTGGCGAAATCGCTGGGCTGCTTGGGTCTGGATTCATCGAGCGGATCGGCCAAGCGAATGGGCAGGACATATTCAATGTCACTGACTTCGGCAACGTCTGCATCGTGCGCCATGACGCTGAAAACAAACTCAACTATCCGCTGATTGACGCTGCCACGAATAGCCCTGGCTTTGTGGGCTACTTTGCCAGGGTGGTGGCTTGGTCAGGCGTGGGGATCATGGTCATCTCGGCGATATTGTTCGCCGGGATTCAATTGGGGAACTGGCTTTTCAAGAGATAACCAACGGAACCACTGGGGCAACTGGCCGGCTACAGAAACCACGACAGGGATAGTTGGCCAGGGGGTAAAACACCACCCTGCCCCAGTGATAGAGGGAGGAAAGATGCGAGAGCTTTTGCAAGTGATGACTGAAGAGGAGTACTTCGCTGATCCATGCGAAGAGCCTTCTTTGAGTCAGTCGATTGCCCACAAGTTATTGACTCGCTCTCCATATCACGCCTGGCTGGAACATCCCAAACTCGGCAAAGCCAGGGGTGAGCCAACGAAGGATATGGAAGAGGGCACGATCCTGCATTCATTGCTTTTGGGAACCAAACCCAAGGTTGCTTGGATGCCCGAAGAGTTCAACGACTACCGAACCAAGGCGGCGCAAAACGCCCGCGACGAAGCGCGTTTCAATGGCCTGATACCAATGCTGGCGAAAGAGGAAAAGAAGTATTCGAGCATGGCCAGTGCGATTCAGCAGCAGCTCTACAGTTTTGGAATTGAACTAAACGGCCAGAGCGAAGGTGTGGTCTTGTGGCAGGTACAGGACAACAAGGGACGCGAGGTGCATTGCCGGGCGATGATCGATCACATCAAAGACAATGTGATTTACGACCTAAAGAAAACATCCTGTGCTCACCCTTCAGCATGCGTCAGGAGCATCATCGAATATGGCTATGACATCCAGGCGGCTGCTTACCTTGAAGCAATTGGGAAGAAGTTTCCTGACATGGCTGGCCGTGTGAAGTTCAAGAACCTCTTCTTTGAGACTGAGTATCCATACCTCGCCTGCGAGATCACTCAGGATGAATCCATGCTGACCCTTGGTCGAACCAAGTGGACGAGAGCGATCAATATTTGGTCTGAGTGTCTGCGATCAGGACACTGGCCAGCCTACGGCAAGTCAACTGTGTCTGCACCAGCATGGGCAATCACAAAAGAGATGGAAGCGGAACAACTAGGAGTCATCAATGTCTGAACCGCGTCAGTTTGTAGATAATCAGGCCGTACGGGAGAAGGTCCCACTGTGGGTTGGTCTTGCTGGCCCTTCAGGTGGTGGAAAGACCTACAGTGCCCACCGACTAGCCAAGGGTATGCAGCGTGTTCATGGTGGTGACATCTTTGGCATCGACACTGAGTCGAAGCGAATGCTCCACTATGCCGACAAGTTTAACTTTCGCCATGTTCCATTCAATGCCCCGTTTGGTTCCCTTGATTACGTCGAAGCGGTCAAGTACTGCGTCAGCAAAGGGGCTGGCATCATCATCATTGATTCAATGTCGCACGAGCACGAGGGCGAAGGCGGCTGTCTCGAGTGCCACGAAGCAGAGCTTCAACGGCTCTCGGGTGGTGACTGGAAGAAGGCGCAAGCCTTGACCATGTTGGCATGGTCGAAGCCGAAGCAAGCCCGCCGACGCATGATCAATGCCCTCCTGCAAATCAACGCTGCATTCATCTTCTGTTTTCGGGCGAAGGACAAGATCAAGATTAAGAAGGGTGAACAGCCAACACAGCTTGGCTTTATGCCTATCGCTGGCGAAGAACTCGTCTTTGAGATGACTGCCAACGCTTTATTGCTCCCTGGTGCTGGCGGAGTGCCCACCTGGATGAGCGAAGAGATTGGTGAGCGCACCATGATCAAGCTGCCAGAGCAGTTCCGTAATCACTTCCTTGGTGAGAGTAAAGGAAAGCCGCTGGACGAGGCTGCGGGTGAGTTCATGGCCCGCTGGTCGATGGGTGAGAGGACCCAAAGTAAATTTGAGCTTCTTGTCGAAAGGATCAAAAACGCAACCAAGGAGGAGCGGGAATCGATTCGCAGAAACTGGGCAAGTGAAGTCGCTGGTGTTACACCGGAAGAGAACTCGCAACTCGTTGAGATATTCAAAAACGCCAAAGCTAAAGCACCAATCGTCGAGTCGCCGCCCTCAGATGAAGAGGTTAAACAGCAACAGCCATCGCCAGTTTTTGTCGAAGCCAAGCCAATCCCCAGCTATCCCGAGTGGGTTCACGTCGGCCTGAACAACATCGCCGAATGCAAGAAGATGTCCATGCTCAACCCGATGGCTAACGACCTGCTGGGCGAGTACCGATCTGATCAGTGCGACGACATGGATAAGGCGGAACTCTACCCTGTGCTGTTCGCGGCCTGGGTGAAGCAGGCGAAGGCTCTGGCGAAAGCATCTGAGGTGCCGATTCTCAAGGCGACGGTCGAGGGATGGAAGAAGTACATGCCTGAGGGGTTGCACGGTGAACTCATGAAGGAACTCAGCTAACAGGAGACGTGTCATGCGAGTTTGTCCAGTTAACCTTGAGGCGTGTTGCGATGACATATGTCATGGTGCTGGCTGCATTCAATCGGCAGGCGAAGACATGGTCGAAATCTGCCAACACTGCCATGCACCAATGCTAGAAGGTCTTTGCGAATGTGATGACGAATTCGAGGCTACGACGACTAACCACACCCCCTGCCCACCCGGCGGTCTGGCATGGCTGGGGGTTCCAGCCACCAGGCCACAATGGTACTGGACGAGACGGGTGGTCAGGGGGTTCTTTTTGGAAGGAATCTGAGTGTGACGTTCGGAAGCATCTGCACAGGAATTGGCGGTCTTGATCTCGGCCTGGAGCGATCGGGCATGAGAGCATTATGGATGTGCGAGATTGATCCATTCTGCCGCCGTGTTCTTGCTAAGCACTGGCCTCATGTGCCGTGCTATGAAGACCTGACAAAGCTGGGTGAGGGCTTGCCGTGGGCAGACTTGCTGTGTGGTGGATTCCCCTGTCAGCCGCACTCAGTGGCCGGCAAACGTAAAGGCAAGGACGATGAACGCAACCTCTGGCCAGAATGTATTCGACTTGTTCGACTGCTGCGACCCCGTTGGTGCCTCTTTGAAAATGTCCCTGGCCTGCTCTCTACGATGTTTGGGCAGGTTTGTGATGAACTTCGAGGAGAGGGTTACGAAGTCTGGACACTGGTTCTGGGTGCCGATGATGTCGGCGCTCCCCATCGCCGAAAACGGGTGTGGATCATTGGGCATAGGCTGGCCAACGCCTCAGACGGTGGATGCCAAAAGCGGGCCCAGTCCACTGAGGTACAAGGGCGATGCGGAAAGCGAAAAGAACACCAGGCGAGATCCGAACACAATCGGCAGTTATCGGGGAGACTTAGCGGATTGGGTTCATGTGAACTGGCCATCCCCCGACACCAACGACTGGAAGTCACTGGGCAGCGCAACTCCAGGGCACTCGCCCCAGTTGAGGCATCGGAAGGAATGGCTGACACCTCACGGGATGACCGGGCAAACGGAAGACGGAAAACAGGGAGCGGGCGGGGTGTTCAGCAAGCAGGTGAAGAGTTGGGCATCTCCTCAGAACAGCGACCACAAGGGCCCGAACTTTACAGGATCAGCGAACTCAGGATCAGCCCATGGCCTAGCCGTCCAGGCGAGCCACAACACGACTGGGAAGCACCAAGGCTTATTGTCGGACAAGGAGTACGTAGCAATTCAATCAAAGCTAAACCCAGCGTGGGTAAGCCAACTCATGGGATTTCCAGACGGCTGGCTAGACTTAGACGAGAGCAACTGAAGGCACTGGGCAATGCTGTAGTGCCACAGGTAGCGGAACTGATTGGGCGAGCCATCATGCAAGCGGAGGCTTCATCATGACCTTCCACGGCACCACTTTCGACGCGCAGCTTGACGGCCCCAGGCTGGAAACGGCTCTTGGCAGGGTTTACGTTTTGATGCTTGATGGCCAGTGGCGAACGCTGGCAGAAATCGCAGAGCTGTGCAAGACCAGCGTCACTGGGGCATCAGCACGACTGAGGCAACTCAGGAATGAGGATGCCCGAGAGCAGTATCCGAATGGCGGGGTGAATGCCAGGCGGGTCAGTGGTGGCCTCTGGGAATACCAACTCCTCGCCCCGGTGCCTGAGCGCGTCAGGCAGGGGATGTTGTTTGATACTTTCAAGGATGCGAGTGGGATCTGATGGCAACTGCAACAAAGACAACCGAACGACCGATCATCATGACTTGTGAATCGGTACGCGCAATCCGGGAGGGAAAGAAGACTCAAACGCGACGAGTGGTGAAGCCGCAACCTACATGGAGAGATGGCAAAGGTTTGGTGGCAGCTGGCTGGCGTTGGCTCATAAATAAGAGGCAGGAATTACAGGCGTGGCCGGAAAATGCCATTGGCGATGAGATGTGCAAGTACTCGCAGTACCAAGTCGGTCAGCGGTTGTGGGTGAAGGAGGCTTATGGTTTCGGGTGGCACAATGGCTTAGATGGATACTCGGCCCTTCAGCCCACTGGTGAGCAACATGAAAAACCTGACAAGGTTTTCTACCGTGCAGATCATCCTGAATGGGGCAATAACTACTGCTGGCGATACCCACTCTTCATGCCCCGCTGGGCATCACGCCTCACCCTTGAGGTGACTGAGGTGAGGGTGCAGAGGCTGCATTCAATCAGCGCAAAAGACATCCTTGCTGAAGGAGTGGTTGCGCGTTCACACGACTGTGAAGCATTCGCAATGATAGGGGCGAACCCCAAGTGCCCAGTTGGCCATGATGATATCTGCTATCCAGACCTACGTTCACTTTGGGCCGCAACATGGAACAAGATCAACGGTCGAAAACACCCGTGGAAGAGTAATCCCTGGCTGTGGGTGATCACCTTTACTTCGAAGCCGGCGGAGAGGAACTGATGAAACACAATATGCTCTTGCATCTACATTGTTACGATGCGCTTAGTGCCAGATTTGATGAAACGAATCGTCCATTCCTTGTTGACGGATGGCGATGCGCCACCAATGGCAAGTGTGCTATTTTTTTGCAACAAGGGTATGCCGAGCCACCGTCTGCTCTTGGTAAAGTTCCAAACGTGAGTGAACTGCTAGAAGACTGCCGTAAAGCTAAGGCAAAGAATCCAATCAGGGCGAGCGTTTTGCCCCCAGCACTTTTTGAGCGTGAGTATTGCCTGTATTGCGAATTTGTGAATCGCGACACCTGCGATCAATGCGACAAGACAGGGTTCACGCTTTCATCTTCGCAGAGGCACGGGAAGGTTTGGCTCGAAAGTGGCGACGACTACTACCTCTTTGATTTAGATTTTCTGCATCGGCTTGATTCGATTGGAGATATGAAATTCACGGTCATTCAATCGAGCGGAAATCACTCGTGCCCGATGGGAGTATTTGTCTTTAAGGGTGGATATGCAGCGATCATGGCTATTACTCCAGGCGAGAATAGCCCACCAAAACCAAGGGTCAAGGCGAGGAACTGAGATGAAACACGGTCTAACTGAAGCTTGGGTCATTGTGTGCCGGGATGCTGATCCTGAAAGCACCAGGCCAACATGGCTATGGCCACCACTTGACAACGACGGCCAAGATGAGTTCTTGGCTTACCCAACCAAAGCCAAGGCTCGCAAGGCCATTAGGTGTCAGACACGAAAAGGATACTTAGACAGTGACGTTATCACTGAAGTGGTAAGACTGTTTTGACCAACTGACCGACACTTTAGATGCGAAGGAACGCAACGAATGGCAGGCGATTGGATTGTCTGGGTAAAAGGACTGGCGTCCAGAAGGGAGGTGGCTGTTCTAGCGTCCAAACTCGGCAGGGATCGTCATGAAATCGCAGGACGATTGATGGTCCTCTGGGAGTGGTGTGACGAGAACTTTTCCGACGCTGACATCGTTTCCGAAACTGGCGACGTGTCCCTATTTTTGGGGGACAGGCCGACTGCTTTTGTAGATGCTCTGTTGGGCCTTCCTGGTATGGCCGAGGCGATGGCCTCCCCCGAAGTCCGCTGGTTAGAAGCTCGCTCCGGGGGCCGCTGCGTCTTTCCCAACCTTGCCCGCCACAACGGAACCAGTGCGAAAACCAGGGCTTACGGCAGAAAGAAGAAACGGTCGCAGCGAGGCGGGAAAGAAGATGTCCCTGAATTAGAGGGACATTTGTCCCCAAATTTAGGGGACAAAATCGGGACCACAGAACAGAAGAAAACAAAACACTTAATCCATACTGCGCACGCGCCGCCGGTCTCATCGAAAATTCATGACTTGCCTGAGTCGCTTAGTTCTCCTGGCTTCGAGGAAGCGTGGCTTCTTTGGGAGAAATACCGCGTCGATTCTGGTCATGGCGTGGTCCAACCGATCACCCGGGTTCAGGTTTTCAGCGACCTGGCGAAGCTGGGGCCGGCTGAAGCGGAGAAGAAGATAAGACTGGCAATCAAGAGGCAGTGGAAGCACATCCACCTCGACGCGGAGGAAGGAAATGACCGCAGCAGAACTGGTGAAAGAGCGACCAACCGTCAAGCTCCAAGAACCCCAGGTCTTGGGACGCCAATGTCAGCGGGAGGAGGTCAGTACGAAGGGATCAAACCTCGGATTGCCGATTGATCCTGTCTCTGCTGGACTTCCTGAGCGACTAATGGCCTTTCAGGTGTCAAACTCCATCTCTCCTGAGTGGACAAGGAAATTCGACAAACTGAAGCCACTTCTCGGCTCAGGCTTCATCTCTGGTTTGGTGGGGATGTGCGGAACAGGCAAGAGCCAGATGGGTGTTTCCCTGGCGAAGGTGTCATTACACGCTGGAAGCACTGTCTGTATGGTGGAGGCCATGGAGCTCACAGACAGCGTCAAGGATTCTTTTGGTGGTGATGGCTCATCCAGACAGGCTCTTTACCGATTCACTGGCCCAAAGCTTCTTGTTATTGACGAGGTGAACCGTGGGCTTTCGGTGTTCGACACTCGGCTGCTTCAGCGAGTGTTGAGCCGTCGCTATGACTCCATGCGGGACACCGTACTGATATCCAATGAATCACCAGAGGAGTTTGCATCTCTGGTTGGAGACAGGGTGATGTCGAGGATTAACGATTCTGGTCAGGTGCATGTATTTGGCTGGGAGTCATTTAGAAAATGACCACCACCTGGACCCTCAACATCCCCGGATGGACACCATTTTAGTTAACCACTTAACCCTAGCACCAACAAGGAGAGAACGTGCCAACGACCTACGAGAAAGCCAAGGAAGATGTCCACAAACTGGTAGCCGCGGTTCAAAAGAAGTACCACACTGAATTAACAAACCAGAGTGTGCGTGTTGGCGTCATCTTCGCCAACAACACCGAGGGAGCCTCGGTAAAAAAAGGAGGTTATCCCTGCGTTGGAAAGATCAGCATCGTATCACTTAAGGATCGATGCGAGAAGGATTACGAAGCTGAGTTGGTGATTGATTTGACCTGGCGGACAGAAGGAACGTCAAAGCACCACGAAGCGTTGATCGACCATGAGTTAAGCCACCTTGAACTTGTCGAGGACGAGGAAGAAGGAGGATTCAAGAAAGATGATCTTGGCAGGCCTTCGCTCAAGATCAAGCTCGGCGATTGGAATGTGGGCGATGGCTTCCAGTCAGTTATCGAACGCCACGGCGACTATGCTGTTGAGCTGGCTAGCCTGCGTAAAGCAGAATCAAAAGTAAACGAAGTGAAGTCACGATTATTCCCAATAGACACGCCACCAGACGAGAAAAAGAAAGAGAAGGTGAAATCATGATCACCTTCACTATCCCTACCGTACCTGTTGCCCAGCCACGCCAAAGACACCGGATCATGTCGATGGGCAACAAGTCGTTTGCGCAGAACTACACGCCAACAAAGCACCCAGTGAATGCGTTTAAGAGTGCAGTGCAGATGGCGGCGAGAGCAGCGTATCAGGGGGCGCCGCTGGATGGGCCGATAAGCCTGCGAATCGTATTCGTGCTACCAAGACCCAAGAAGTTCTGCCGAAAGAAAGACCCAATAGGGAGGCTATGGTGTCCATCAAAGCCAGACGCCGACAATCTGAGTAAGTCCGCCAAGGATGCGATGTCTAAGCTCTTGTTCCATGATGATGCCCAGGTGGCACAAGAGCACTTGACCAAATTCTACGCAGCCCAAGACGAGCAGCCTTGTGTGGAAGTTGAGATCGATGTGCTTGTTTAACCCCCACCCGCCAGCCGGGAGGAGAAGAGAAAATGATGAAGGAGACAACTGAGAATGCCTAATGCTTACCCTCTTGAGTGGCCCGCAGGGTGGGAGCGAACGAAGGTTCGTACCACTTCCCGGTTCAAGTTAACATTCTCCAGGGCCAGGGATTTTCTGTTTGCCGAACTCGACCGTCTTGGTGCAAGAAATGTGGTTTTGAGCACCAATAACGAGTTAAAAGCCAATGGTGAGCCTCGCCATGATCGCAGGCCGCCAGAAGACCCAGGGGTAGCAGTCTATTTTCAGCGTAACGGGAAGGAGCAGTGCATCCCCTGCGACCGCTGGGACACCGTCTGCGACAACATGCAAGCCATCGCCAAGACGATAGACGCTCTCCGTGGAATCGAGCGATGGGGTAGCGGCAAGATGGTGAACGCAGCCTTCCACGGGTTCAAGGCACTCCCAGCGAGCGAGAATCAGCTTCAGTGGTGGCAGGTGCTTAATGTTCAGTCCCACACGCCGACTGAGGAAGTGACAGCGTCTTATCGAAGGTTGGCGATGCTTAACCACCCTGATCGAGGCGGTAGCACTGAGGCCATGACGCGGATCAACTCAGCTTACGACCATTTCAAGCAGGTTCGTGGAGTTGCCTAACCAAGAGGAAACCGATGAAGAGATCAAAGCCAAAACAGAAACCTCTGTATTACCCCATCGTGAAACACTGGAAGCAATTCCAAGAGGCCAACCCAGAAACATTCAACACTGCTGGCATTGGAGCTGGATACAGCGAGTATCTTCGCAACCGGCTTAACAAAGCGTTTCAGGCAGGCTGGGACGCGAGAGAACAAGAGTTGAATTGTCAGGAACTATCAGGATGATGGGCTATTCAGCTAACCCAGGGAGTCCGGCGTGATGGCAACTGCAAGCGTGTTGGAAGGTAAATGCGACCTGTGTACGAATGAGGTGGCAATCCTAATGAACGGAATGTGCCCTAAGTGTTACACGAGGAACAACTGCCCTTGGTGTCATAGGGGAAAACTCTTATGCACCGGAACACCCAATTGGCAGAACAGATGGACTTGCTCCAACTGTAAGAAGCATTTCTCACGCTAACCCCCCCCCCCCCCCCCCCCCC